ATTATAATATAAATTTATTTTTTCTTTTGACTGTTTTATACTTAAATTAATTTGATCTTTTAATTGTTTTAATATTTCATTAGTTTTGTCAGAGAAATTAATTTCTACCCCATATTGATAATAGCAATTATTTGATACATTAAAATCTGTGGCAATAAAAGTTTTATAATTTGTGTATATTGATTCTTCTGAGATATTTTCTTGTAAAACAGTATAAGCTTTTGCATCTTCAAAACCATTATTCTTTTTTTGTTTTTGTTTTCTTAGCAGTTTTTTATTTTGTATTGTGACTATACCAGAAATAAGCTGAGAAGAACTTCCTCTTATAAATTTTTTATATAAAGAATTATCATATATAAGCTGATCATAATTTAAGTTAAAAAATAATCTTATATATCCATTGTGTTTTGAAGTATAAAGATTAGAAAAATAACTACTTTTTAATTTTTCCAATGGATTTACACGAAAAGAAAATTTTTGACTTAGTGCGCTTCGCAGTTCACTTGAGACAGATACTGATTTACCTATCTGCCTATAATCAAATATTTTATTTTTATCAAAATATCTATCTTGTATAATTCCATTTTGATCTATAATTGTATATTTGACAAGATTGCCACAAAAATCTTCATCGCTAACAAAATCTGAATCTATGTTCAGATTTCTTATATATTCATCTTTATCTATATAAAAAACCGCTCCAATAGAAAGAAATTTATTTTCTTTTAAAGTATTTTTATCTATAAAATTATATCTAAATTTTGTTTTATATAATAATTTATCTGATTCTTCAAAAAGATCGCAATTATCATCTGAGATTATAAAATTGTTAGCTTCTATAACAGAATTAATTTTTTTGATAGTATATAATTGAGCAAGATCTTCTTCCATACCATATGAATTTATTAAAAATAATTTTAATTTTATTTTGTTGTCTTTTATTATATTTTTAAAGCTTAAAGGAGTTGAAAAGCTAACTTTTATTAAAACATCAGTCGCTGATGAATCAAGTGTTACATTTTCAAGTTGCACACTTGGAAAAGTTTCTACAGGTAAAGGTGGCAATAAATACATTAACAATATTCTCCGAGTAATTTATGCTGTTTATGGTTCACAATCTTCTTTGGTATCTTCTGTGGTGACACCTGCAACGCTGTCTACTGCACCCGCTACTCCATATACCACTCCATCTTTCTTTAATCTAACGCTGGCTGGTAGCATTTCATCATCAACAAATATGTCAAAAAACCATTCTGCGTTTATTGGTATTGGAAATTGATTAAAATTTTCACTATTCAAATAGTCATCTAATAATATATTATTTTTAATGTTTGTTGGTTTTTTATCGAAATAAAGCTGATTCCATATTTTATACTTTTTTTCATCTGCTGTCCCGGCAAACATTGTTTTTTCTTGTTCTTCAAAAATTTCTATTTCAAAATCATGATTTAAATTTTGGGAATTTTTTTCTTCTATGTTAAAATAATAATATAGGCTTTCTGGATCTGCTTCTAAAAAGAATTGTTTATCATTATCATCTATAAAACTCTTAAAAAGAGTACCAACAGGCTCTTCTGTTATAAAAATTCTATAATAATTTGATTTCATATTTATTTGTGGAATATTGATTTTTGTTCCGTTTTCTATATTTCCCTCAAATAATTTTACATTATCTATAGCTCCACTGAGTACAGAAATATTCCATGCAGGATAATAGGAGGAATCTACTTGAGAAGTTCCTAGCGGAAAAACATTACTCATGTTTGTTTCTCTGTTAGCAAAACTATGAATAAAATTATTTTTAATTTTTTGATCGTTTTGTTCTTTAATTAAATTTTCAACTGTACTAAAAAAACCTTGCGGCTTATTAGACGGTGTATTGTTTAAAATTCTTTCTTGAGATGAATTTTGACTCTCCGAGATATTTGCGTATCTTGAATCGTATAATATATCATCATCGTAAAAAGCATAATATTGTGGAGCAAATTTACCTTTTGAAAGTAAATGCTTTCCGTATTCAGTTAACTCTATTTTTAATACTTCTTGCTTATCGTCAAAAAAAGACATTAACTATTTATCCTTTTTTAAATTTACTAATAGAAATTCCAGCTTCAACATTAACTAGTTCAACAAGAGAAAAGAAATCATAAGGCCAGTTATAAGAATATTCAGGTCTTTGTGCTTGTGAAGAGTTACCAAACTTGAAAACAAATTTTTTGTCATCTGCATTTGTTTCTGTTAAATCATAATAGCTAATATTAGCATTTTGTTTTACTTTAAACATCTTTAATCTAACATCATCTGGTAAATTTTTACCATGGAACATTTCGTCTTTTGATAAATCGTGGTCAATAGTAACAGTATCTTCTTCCACATTATATGAACATTTTGGCATCAATCCTTGCCATATATCACTTAAATCTTCTGTATCAAGTGTTTGTTTAAATTCAAAAATATACATAACAAACGGATCAATGCTTTTATTTTTTAACCAATTTAAATGAGGAGGAATGACATATTTTGTCATAGATCTCATTAATTTTATAATACTGTTGTTTTCATCAACCGAATCAGAATATAATCTTCTTTTTATATCTTCATAAGAGGTATTTGAAAACGCATCAAAATCTAGACCACCAAGAACTTTTTTGATAATTTTTCTGTCTATTCTGAAATAATAACCACTAGTTGGTTTTAAAGAATTATTATCTCTTGTATTAATAAAGTCTTTTAGATTTTCTCCTCTTATGTATGGTACTGTTTCTGCTGTTGTTCCATTTGGTTTTAAATGGTTTTCTACATCAGTATACGGAATTATTACAACAGCTTCTGATATAACTTTATTGTCTCCAAGTGCTCCTATTTGCTTAGGAGTGCTAATTTCAAATCCACAAAGATTAGCTAAAGATTGTACATTAGCACCAGAAGGAGACTCTGCCAGACGTAAAGTTATACCAGTATCTTGTGTTGCTGGTTTTCCGTATGTTGTCCAAAGACCTTTAAATTTATATGTATACGCTCCGTCAGCATTATTAGTAACTAATGATTTTAATCCAATGTTGTCATCTAATTGTGAATCTGCAAAATTTATACTTGGTGTTTCAAACTTGGTTTGAATTACCCACGCATCTCCCATTTCCCCAGCAGACACAGTATTAACTTCATATGTATTTCCTTTAAACGTTGGTATATATTTTGTAGTTGTTTCAAAAAGATTTACGCTAGAATTTATAGTCATCATATTTTTATATGCAGGAGATGAGCTATAGTTATCAGAAATATTATTTAAATTTTTTGATCTTGATCTAAAAAGTAATTCTGCTTTTATATTTTTATATTCTACAGAACACGCTTCAATTATTTCTTTTATAGAATATTCTCTTGTGTCATTAGCGGTAAAAGAAATTCTTGCAATAGAATCTCCATAGTAATATGGAGGAACGTATGGTGCATACGCTGGAGTGTCTATAAATTTAAAATACAGATTATATGGAGATTTAGAAAATAAACTTGTAGCAGTCGCACTGTTTATTGTATTCCAATATCTGGATGGCGGGCCATATAATGAATCTACGGATGGTAATAATAAAGTTCCATTAGAAAAATTATTATTTATTGTTTTTAAATTTTCATAATACGGATCAGCTATAAAAGATTTATATCCGCTATCTTTTTCTAGAACTACATCCATTTTATATGTAATTCCTTTTTGTGCATAAACTTTTGTTTTATTTGAAACAAATTTATTTAATCCATTTTTTAAGAAAAAAGATGGAACTTCTGCTAAGAAGTTATGCATAGCTAATTGATAATTTGAATCTAAAAACTTAAATTTCTTTAATGATCCAGAGCCCATATTATATGATGGATAACTTAAGGAATCGTAATCAGAGCCGGTAAGAATATCCGATGTATAATGAGTTGGATTTAAGTAATATAGATTATTTTCATCTTGCTTTAAATTATCTGGAATAATTGAATCAAATTCAATAAGAGATTCAAAAGGTAATCTAAAATTAGGATCTTGTTCAAGATAATTTACTGGCTTATATTTATAGAATAATGTTCCCCACGACGCAGGATCAAAAGCTGAATTTGTTATAAGCTCACTGTTTGAAGATGAATAAAACGCTGGTGGAATTACACCATCATATAAAACACTGCTGGTTATAAATACAGGCCAGTCAACAGCAATTGATGATTTTATTGTATTTAATAAAATGCCTGGTGCGAATAGTGGCTGCAAAAGAGTTAAAATTTGTCCTTGTATTGGAGTATTATTTGATAATATATACTGAAATTGATCATTTATATTAATTGAAGAAGTTATATCAGCATTTTTTAATATAAATGAATTTATAAAGTATTTACTTAATGTTGTTACTCTCTCGCTTGGATAAAAATCTTTCTTTGGCAAGAATTTCTTTAATCCAGAAACTTTTAATTTTAAGTGTTTAACTGAAACTTCGTTTTGATCATACTTTAAATTATTATCTGATATAATATTAAAATTTAAAATATTTGTATTATTTTGGAACAATCCACCATCTATTTTTAAATAATTTGGTGTTACGATAGAATTAAAAGTGTTTGGTTTTTTAATATAATCTTTTATATAATCACTTATTGTAAATTCTGGAATTATAGAGTACTTTTGAGAAGTTTGCTTTAATCCTTCAAAGTATTCTTCGTATGAATTAAAAAATGGTTTTTTATTTGAAAGAGTATTTACTTCGTAAGTATATCCATCATTTATGATATAGGTTCCATTACTTTTCGTAAATATTGTTACAAGTGGAGTTTTATTTGAATATTTTACATCAAAAATTTTCATAGAACCACTAAAAGGAGGTATGAAATTATTAAATGTTAATTGAGGGTGAGGTATTAAAATATCTTTATAAGATTTATAGCCCTCTACTAGATTTGGATATATATTTTTTTGGTCTTTAAGAGTTGGACCGTTTCTATGATTACGCAAATAACCAGAAAAAATAATATATTTATCACTGTTTATAATGCTATTTATACCTTCAAATCTATTATAAGAAGCCCCGCTCCTTTTTTGAGATTTTCCAATATATGACCAACTAGTTCCATCCCATCTGCCCATTCCATTCAAATCAACACCATCATTAGTGGCCTGAAATCCTCCGCCGGCATATATACCATCTGATCTAGAAAATAATGTACTGATTCCGTTATCTATACCCGTGCCGACACTTTGAATAGTTGCCCCATTCCATCTCTTAATATGCCCATACCATTGATCCCCTCCAATATAAACACCATCAGAAGCGCTTAATATGGTATATCCATAGGTTGCACTAATAATACCACCACCAGAACCTGTAAATTGAAGAATTCTAAAATCACTATCCGAGCCAGCTGGATATATCTGCACTGATCCTAAAAGTTGCCAAGTCGAAACAGAAGGATTAGATAAGCTACCCGTAAATTTTCTTAAAGGCGTTTCATTACCAGCTATACATGCAGCATATAATCCATCAGAACCACTGATAATGCTATGGCAAGTAGCTCCATTTACTCCAACAGTACCAATGTTACTCCAACTTGATCCATTCCATAAGCGAAACTGGGATGTTGTTAGGTAATTAGGTGTCATACCACCTACTATTATACCACTCGAAGAAGATACAATAGTATTAGCTCCCCAATAAGTAATAAAATCGTCTGCTGGGAATAAGGAACCAGTTATATATTTCCAGGAAGATCCATTCCAGCGAGCAACAGAGCCAGAAAATGTGCCAACAGCGTATAAACCATCAGAGCAACTAATCATTGATTTTACAAATATTTTTGGTGTTGAACCACTCATTGAGGCACTTAACGCTGTAGAAAGTGGTGAAAATTTTGATCCATTCCACAAAGTAATACTTGATCCAACAGAACTTGAAACAAAATCACCAGCAAAATAAATTCCTTCAGAACAGCTCAGTGAGCAAACTACCAAAGAAGATGTATTAAAAATACTAAGAGGTTCAATATTACCACTTATATTATAAAAATTATTGTTTTCAACATCATATAAAATAATATTATCAACTGGATATTCTATTTGATTTAAGATATTTGTTTTTTCTTCTACGAGTGAATTCTTATATAAATTACCTCTTATATAATCATTATAATTTATTGTATAAGAATATTGTGATGGCATAGAGGAACTTATGCTGCCACTATATGATGTTTTTGCATCTGTTGAAAAAATAGACTCACGTGCAGAAGATCCTGAGTTTATAACTATACTACTAGTATAGTTTAAATTATATTCAGAACCACCTCTATTATAAATATAAGCTTTAAAGTCTGGAACAGATGAAAAACTATTATTACCCATTTCAAATAAATCAATAGAGCTAGTTGATCTTGCTCTATTGGAAATATCATCTTTCCAATAAGTTCTTATATTACTAACAGATTGTTTTGATCCAAGATCATCGTAATTTGGTTTAAATCTTGTTTCTTTTAAGCCAACTTTTTCTTTTCTTGGAAATACCATTTCTTTATATTCTATATATTTTAGTAATGGTTTTTGAATAATATCGCTATTTTGTGCTTTTAAAATAAGATCATGAAATTGCTCTGATGTTTTTGCAGACGTATTTAATGCTATTGATAAATTTTTATTTGCAAATTTATTTTTATTATTATCATACGAAGAAACTGCTTTTATAAGTTCCTCAGAGCCTAACATAGAGATATCATGATTCATTGGAATATTATATTCTATAGGTGGCTCTATGTGTTGTTTAAGAACACTAGTTGATCTTTTAATAAACTTTTGTGGTCTGCCAAAAATATCATAGAATGTTTGTGGCTCAGTTTCATGAGTGACTACTTTATTGGTTTTTCTGAAAGCATATACAAATTTATTATCTTGATTTCTTATTTGTCTCCAGCTTGCACCTTGATAAGGACCATTCATATTTAATAAATAATTATTTAAATTAGTTACAGTAACGTTCATCTGATTAGATGAAAAATCATAGTCTTTAATGACAGATGAAGTTAAGTTTAGTCCACTAAAATCTAAGTTACTAGCTGTATAGAATGAAGAAGATCCGTAAAATTCTAAATTAGGAAATGTCGTTCCTATGTATCCACTTGCTTTTGGCTTATTTGTTAATGAATGGGTTATCCATAGGTATTGAGAATCGCTTCTTGGAATTTGATGACTAATAAACCAGTTATCATAATCAGCTGATTGTGAACCATTTGTATCTATTTTATATCCAACATTTTTATTTATTTTATGATATGAAGGGTTCTCTTTATCTAAGCTAGAAGATTCACTTAGCCATCTGTTATATTGTCGTCTAACAATTAAATTTCTATTGTTTAATGAGTTATAAACAGAAAATTCTTCTGCTTCTGCATCAAGAGCGCCACGGCTGTTTACTTCTGGGCCACCTGGAGCAGAAAATCTTTCAACAAATATTGTTTTTATAACTGGTCTTACTGGTAATGTACGATCCGCACTATTACTTGAAGTAATATTTAGGGAGGATAGAATTTCTGGTAAGCCTTTGTTATTGTTTGTACGACCAGAAGTTTGAAAATATTCGTATGTATTTAAATAATTTCCTAATACTTTTGGCTTTTTATAAATTTGACCAGAGCCGGTAACTTCATCAAAAGCAAACTTAAATGTTGAATTTATTTTATTATTTGAAATTTTAACTGGAGATATAGAATCTACTGGATTTTGTAATAATTCAACTTTTAGATCATTAACCTTAGAAAAACCTCTGACAAAATCACTTGCATATTCATACGGCTTCCCAGACTTATAATCATAGGAAAGTGGTACTGAATTTAAATTTTTTGCTGTCTTTACTTTTCTTATTGTTTCTCTTGCTGTATCGACTTCTACAACACCAGAAGCTATTTTTGAGCCATCTTGTAGGGTAATTGTATCATTGCGTTGCAATCTATCTCTTAGCCACTTTAAGCCAGCTGAAACAGATCCATGTTGTGCTCTTTGATCCTCATATTTATATGAATTAAATGAAGAAAATGTTGCAACTGGGTCACTTCTTCTTGAAATTATTGGAAGTCTATTTTCATACTTATTTCTCTCTAACATATGACTTTCAATAATATTATTGAATCTAGAAGAAACCTCGGCAGATGCTGGGAATAGCTGCGAAACCATTATAAGAATAGAATTGTCAATCCATTTAAAGAATTGAAGGAACTTTTCAAAATCAGGAGTATTTCCTACTCTCTCAAAGAAAAGATTTCTTAACCTTTCAAGGCTTTTATATTCTTTTCTATATCTTTCTAGAGGTTCTCCTATTAAATTATTAAAAGAATTTATGGTTCCAAGCCAATTTAAAATTTGTGTATCAATAATTTGATACATGCTTTTTTCTAGAGAATAGAAATAGTTTATTGGTCGTGTTTCTTTAGTATAATTTACATCATCGCCAGTTCTTATTTGTATTAAATCGCTTCCATCTAGAGTTTCCCAATTCTTTTGTGATGCGTTATTAAAAAACTCATTATTTGCTATTGTTTTATCGCTTGGATAGAAATTAATACCGTAACCAGTGTGTCTATAATTTGCAATTTTTCCTATCCATCCATATGAATTATTTACTTTTTCATAACTTCCACTTGAGGCATCTTCTACAAATAATTCACCTGAGGAATTGGAAGATGAGATTTGATTAAAATCCCAGTTAAGCGTCAGCATGGACTGCTTAGAAACACCAATGTTATTTATTGCTGAGTTTTGTATATGTGCATTTCTTTCTGGATGCGCTGTACCAAAATTATTTATATCATAAGCATGAGCTAATAATTCTTCGTCGGTAACATAATCAAGCCAATATCTTATAGAGCTTAATTTTATATTTGTTTTTGCAATATTTGTTTGAGCTTTATCATAATTTGTAAAATGAGCACCAGCAAATATTCTTTTGTTAACAGAGAGTGCGTTCTTTCCATATTGAACTGGGACAGAAGCTGATATAGCGAACTTGTTTTGCACATAATCCGTTAATGTATTTATACCAACAAGCTCAATTATGTAAGTTCCATTATTGCCAACAGATGTATTATAGCTTGGATAACTGTAGTGTTTTATTCTTACTGCAAGGTTCCATTTTTCATTTTCATATACATCAGTAAAATAACTAGAGGTCGCTGAAAATGGATATACGTTGAGAGATGAATCTTTAAAAGATCCAGAAAGTTTGAAATAAACATCTTTGCTGTTATTATCTCTCTTCTGGGCAGTTACAGCGAAATTAAATTCATCATTCCCCCAAGAATAAATAGATTCATTGTTGTTGGCTGTATGTGCTCCAAAGAGAGAAACAGTTGAAAAATCCTCTAAAACATAGTTTGGATCATCATATTCTAGTTTCTTTGGAAAAATAATTTCTGCTTCTACAGTTATTGGAACAAAATCTAATTTTCCTTCAAGATTTCCACTTATAAAACCACTTGTACCAACATCCCCAGAGACAGTTTTCTGTATTATAAACCCATTATTATTGTCAACATTGCTAAAATCTAAAGTCTTTTTATTAACAACTGAATAGGAATATTTATTTTTTATTTCATATTCTGAGTTATTAGAGTAGATATTTAATTTGATTAACTCATCGTCTATTCCATAGCATCTCAATAGATTTCTAATAGACTTTTCCGTTCCTTTTGATTTATAGATATAAACTAAATTATTGTATATATTTTGATAAATTGCATTTTTTATATCATTAATTTTTTTATCATATTCCGTTGTTTCGTTTCTAGAAAGAAGAGTTTCTAGAAGGCTTGCATCATTAAATATTTCAAAATTTTCAAAATTATATGAAGAAAGTATCTTATCTATAAAAACATTTGGTTTTGTTGATTCTTTATAATAATTAACGTCTTTTATTCTTGGTAGATTCTCAATTTGTAAATGTAAAGTGTCAAAATAACTTGACATTATTTGCAATAAATTCTCTAATTCTTCACTTTTGCTCTCTTCTTGTTCTTCCATAATCCAAGAAGGAATACTGTTATAAATGCTCGCATTATTATATTCATCCCACAGAGAGCCACTCTTAGAAGTATTTTCTAAAACGTCTATAACAAGTGGGCTACTTGAGTAAATAATTGGATCACTGACCTCTGAAAAATCAGAAGAATATGAATTTATAGCAGATCCAGTATTTCTTGATGTCGATGAATAATTTTTTATTGTACCGTTAGAAATTCTTCCAGAATAGTCTAATACTTTAGCATCTATTGAGCTATTACCTGTTATACCTTCATTGAATTTAAAATAAACACCAAGCTCAGTATTGGAATCATCTCTATTTGATCCACCGTCAACATTAGTAAACCAATATCTACCAATATCTCTTGAAAGCCGCTGCTCCTTCCAGAATCTAAATTCATCAAATGAGCCCGAGGGAGTTCCTAAACCAGCATATCCAGATGAGATGCCGCTTTCGTCTGCTTGCCTTGCACCAATCGAAGCTTTAAGTTTTGCATTGTTTGCTAAATTTATCTTTCCAACAGATGGAATAGTTTTTGTTACTTTAAGCTGTCCATCAATATATATTGATACATCTAAGCTTGAAGTTGTTATTGAGTTATTTTTAAAAGAAAATGCATAGTGATGCCATTGATTTGGCGTTGGAATATCGCAAGCTATTGCATAATTTGAAATACCAGAAGACCCAGATCTATAATCAAAATAAAAACTATTTTCTTTATTTAATCTGTTTATTGCTAATCTTGTATAATTTACACTAGAGGATAATTCACCGTTCCATAAATCAAATAATGTATAAAAAGAATGGAAAATGGATGGAGAAACGCTAGAACTTGGAACATTATCCTTGAACCAAAACTCTACAGTATTTCCCTTATCTGTGATACCTAAATTTGATTCTCTGTTTTTACTAATATCATATATGTTAGAAGAATCAAAAGCATCTTTTATGCTGGAATATCCATTTAAAGAACTATTAGGGCCGCCAAATACTTCAACGTTTTGAATAACTGACGATGTACGATGATCGATTACGCCAGTCTTAATTCCAAGGTTTACAGCTTGAAGATTTATATAGCCAGTTGTTTTTGGATAAATATTGTCATAGACGTATAGGTCAATTTGTGTTGACTTATTTCTCCACTCTTGCTTCTCTTTTTTAGATCCATCATATGGATATCTTTGATAGATGTTTTTAATTGCATCAACATAATATTTCTCTGCTGATCCATATCTAGCAAAATTAGAAGCAGTAGAAAAATCTACTTCTGGTAGATATCTTCCAGAATCTTCTGATGATTTTTCTAAAAACTCTTCGGACTCAAATTCATCATAAATTTCTTTTGCTATTTGGGAGTTTACTACTTTTGTTGTTTTATCAAAAAGATCTTTTAAAGACATTTTATCCAACCTTAAACTTAAATGTGTCTGGGAATTCTATTAAATTTATTCCGTCGTATCTAGCTAGTTTTATTCCATAAGTATATTGTTCTTCTAGTAAGGACATATCTAAATCAAAATAATTTCCCGTTGAATCATAGGAAGTTTTTGTGTAAGCTAATGATCCAGTAGAATAATCTACGACAACATAATTATCGCTCAATCTAAAAATTTTGTAATATAAATCTTGTAAACATGTATTTTCTATTGTATTATATGCTTTTGTATATATTGTTGGTTGCCAATCAGTCTGTCTTGCAAAAATATTAAATCTCATAACTTCAGAATTAGTATAAGAGCCTTTATTATTTATTATATTAACTACATATTCATCTAGTGAATTTGTGTCACTATTTGTTCTCTGTAAAACATCTATAGAGCTATAAAAATAATTTCCGGCAGTACTAAACCATTGATCATATAAAACACTTGCAGTTGTATCAACAATAATCTCAGCTTTATAAACTCCAGCAGAAGGGTTAGTTACTTGAACAAAATCTGGTGTTATTTCGTTTGTTCTTGCTTCGTTGGTGAATAAACTTATTTCTACTGTTGGATTTCCTACAATATTTTTTAATCTTCCGTTTACTTTATTGTAGAAATAAATACACATTGTGTTATCGGAATCCGATAAGGCATCACTTTTAGCATAAAAGTTGCCTCTATCATCAGTATTTATTGCTTCCCATCTTGCCTCTAGCGCTGGTCTACGAAAAAAGAATTCACTGCTTCTTGCTGAGAATTTTTTTGTATAAAAACTTCTTTTTAGAGTACCATCCTCAAAAGAGCCAGAGAGTTTTATTAAAAAACCATTATTTGGAAGCGTACCAGAGATCCACTCTTCAACAAGATCAGTAACGTCTAGATCTATATCTTCTATTCCTGTATCAAAATTATATTCTAAATTATATTCGCTATTTGTATAAGAGCCTGGTGTTTGCCATAATGATCCACTTTGTGCATATTGCCAAGTAGCACCGTTTCCATTGTCTACTGTTGACTTCCATCCTAGATCAGTGTAGTTTTCCATATCTAATCCATAACCTTCATCCCAACTTTTTGTTACATTTGAAATATGTACTTTATAATTTTTTGGTAGAGTATATGGATGCTTTACGTTAAACATTCTTAAAAAGAACTTCATACTTCCAGATTGTGGAACTTTTGAAATTGCTCTATCTGATATAATATTTTCTATTGGAAACTGTATAAGAATTCTACTTTTTTCTGGCTCAAGAGTAGCATTACTTAGTCTGTTGTATACAGAAAAAATCTCAAGCGAGTCTGCTGCGCCTATATTTGCGTCTTCAGCTCTTTCTATTAAATTATTTCTAAAGGCATTTGTTATTGTAGTGTCTTTATTTGCTATATATCTTTTAATTGACATTATAATATTGTTCCTTTAATATCAGATACTGGAAACTTTAATTCCATAACTGCGTTTAATGGAACCTTTACGTATCTCTTGTCAGCTGTTAAATTTTCTTCTATATTAAAATTACTGAGAGAATAGTTTCCTCCGTTTTTTGAAGTTATTCTTACGCTAACAACATCAAGTATCGATGGGACTTTTTTCAAAGCAAGTAAAATATTGTTTACCATAAACGGTTCGCCAAACTCTGGTAATATAGAAAAATCTTTTCTTAATTGTTCTAAAGCATCTGATAAAGTATCATATTTAGACTTATCTGGTGATCCAATAGCTATAAATTCTATACCATAATTTATAATTTTACCATCAAGTATATCTATTGTATCATTTAACATTTTACTCTTTTCTATCCAATGTTTTAAATTATTTTTAACAATTTGGTTTGAAGAAGTTAAAAGACCATCAGAATCTTCCGATAAGACATATAAATTTAAATTTCTTTTAAGTGAATTTTCGTCTTTAATGACTGAAACTCTTTTTATAGATCCAAATTTTGCTGGCATAGCATAGGATAATGCTTTATAGTCACTCTCTGTTACTGCTCTATTTTGCATAGAGAAAGAGTTTTTTATTCTTATTTTTAATTCCTCTGTATTAAAATCAGAGACATCTCCAAGTATTGGAGATTCATTTGTTACTTCTACACTTTTTTTAACAACTTCTACCATATCTTTATTTAAGTTTTGTTCATCTTTAAATGAAAAATCATAATAAAGAACCGTATTTAATGCATCTGTTCCAAAATTAACAGATTTAGTAGAATCATTTTTTCTGTAAACTATTGTTAAAATAGTATTAGATGGAGCGATACCCAACTTATCATTGTTTAATAGTCTAGAGGGGTCAAAGGAATCGCTTGAAATATAATCTTTTCCATGAAGCTGTAAAATTGCTTTTGAGGGATCAGCGAAAAAATTATTATTTTCGATTTCAACTTCTGCACTTGCTCCAAACTGGAGGTATGTTTTACCGAGCAAAGTTTCGCTAGTAAACCTTCTTGGAACAAGGTATGGTTTTAGAATTTCTTTGGCTGTTTTTGAAGTTTCTGTATCTTTATTTGTAACTGATTTAAAGATAACATTTTGCGAGAGATAATCTACTTCATAATAATCATTACCTTCAGAATCAGTTACGGTTAAAATTTCAACAATATTTGGATCAGAAAGCTCTATTTTTAGAAATTTTTGATATTCACCAATAGTTATTCTTTCTGTTTTAATATCACCAGAAACAACTCTTCCATATGCTTTTATACCATAATAGGTTGTTGAGCCGTTTCCATCATCTTTTATGGCTCTTTTTTCATTTCTTACATCATCAAACCTAACATCCTCATTTAAAATAAATCTTGTTCTATCGGAAGTTCCTAAAATTGTACCCTTTTTTAATATTGGAGCATAATTTAAATCTGGACCAAGCCCGACTGAAACAGCTGGAACTGTTATATAAAAAGAAGCAATACCAGAAGAAGTATAACCATTGTTATACTTAAATCCCATTTGTTTTGCAATTTTTAATATATTAGAAAATTCTGAGGCTGTTTCTAAAAATGATTCATTCGCTTGATAATCCAAATAAAAAGATAATATGTCTCCAACATATGCTACAGTGTCTAGCATTAAGGAGCCAAAACCACCCTCGTTAAAGTCTTTGTATGTATTAGGATAATATCTTTTAGCGTGCTCTATTAGATCGTTTTTTATTTTTTCAAAATCACGACTTGTATATTTTATTGGAATTATTTTTTTTGCCATATGTCTTCCCTCTAGACATTAATTAGGCATAAGTAATAAATTTATCTGATCTTCGTTTTGGAAATTGTTTATATAATAACTTATTTTTAAGTTTATTCCAACTTCGCTATTAGCCATTTCTGATATTTCTATATTTGTAATTTTTAAAAATTTCATATAGTTAGCAACTTGACTGTTAATTCTTGAAATAATTTGTGTATTAACTTCTTTTACTTTTTGTTCAAAAAGATATTTTTTTATTCCAACACCATAATCAGGCAGCATCATCCTTTCGCCTGGATTGGTTAATAAAAGCATTTTAAAATCCTGCTTTATTGATTCAAGAGCTGTTTTGTTCATCGTGAACAAACCATCTTGAGAATCTTTTATTAGTGGCAATTTTGGTGAGTATCCCTGCATTTTATTTTTCCTTACCAGTCATTTGAATAATAATTTGGAGTAAAATCATCTTTTATTATTTTTATTTGTGGTGCTGGTTGAGCTGGTGGATCTGTCCAATCAGCAGATTCTCGACCTTGAGGCTGTGGTCCTTCTTCTGGCATATAAAGTTGCTGCTGTGGAGGTGGTTCTGCTAAATATTCATCTAGAGAAGCCGCTCCAGCAGGTTGTGAAAGCGGACCAGCTGAAGTTATAACTTGCGTAATTGGACCATCTGAAAATATTTGTCTTTCTATCATTGGACCAGTTCTTCTAGATTCAACATTATTTATATAATAATTATTTTTATCTAAAATTAATTTATCTTCATTTTTTACGTCAGAACATTCTGTATTACTATCATTTTCAGCTACTTGCTCAAGTTCTTTATTTTTCTCTTTATCGCTTTCATCTTGATACCACAAACCAGAAAGATAATAAATAGTATTTAATGGATTAAAGCAAAATACTGGATTGGCTGTTGCTGTAGCAATAGTTGCCATAGGTAATCCTATACCTGGTATCGTTATGGAAGAAATATCAGGAATAATTGTTTTAAGAGCCTTATAAGTACCAGAGCTTATGGCAACGTTTGGATCTGATCCTTCTATAAATCCTTTTACTATATCAAAAGGAGTTTTAATTAAAGATTGTAAAATAAATGTTCCAACAATTGAAAATGGATTTGAGTTTTCTATCTCTTGTTGATTATTTGGGTCTGGTATAATTGGTTGCCCACCAGATGTAACAATTTTAGCTGTCTGAGTTGATAGTTTTTTAGTGCCGGTAAAAGCCACCATTGTTTCTGGTTTTGTCATCCCAGAAAAAACATTTGCCATAAATAAAATTGATATATATTTTTTTATTGGAAAAATATGCTCAAATACTAATCTAAAGATTGGATTGCCGTCATTAAAATCATTAATATCGCCTTCGAAAATTAATAATTTTTTATTTTTAATAAAAGGAGTTTCTGATGCAAATTCTTCAAAGGCATTATTTTGTACATATGACTGCGGGGCCGTCTGTATGCCTTCGTATGTAGCTATTAAAAATAATTGTTTAGTTTCATCACTATATTCAAAAATATTATTAAAGTTTATAATATTTGATAATTCTTTATAAGAATTCCATCTTTTTAGACCTATTTGGATATCCGCGTATGGAGGAGAGTTTTTCATCTCTCCTAATTTATTATTTGTATCCTCTAAAATTCTTTTTGCTAATTTTGGAAATGAGTGAACAGTTAATTCATTTAAAATAAAATTTTTAAATAATTGTTTTTTCTCTTCTTTGCTTAAATCTCTTTTTTCTAAATCTTGTTTTGTATAAATTCTTTCAAGATAAGACATGAGAATGTCGTAATATGTTTTATCATGCAATTTTAATTCTATTTCAACCAAAGAAGATATAAAATCTAAAGTTAAATTATCATCTCTTAATACTTGAGGATCAAAATATCCAAAAACACCAAGTCCTCTTAGCATAATATCATCTATAAACATTCGTATAGTTAATTTATGCAAAGAAGATAAAATAATATTTTGATTATCGTCAGTTTCAAGATTTTTTAATTCAGAAGATGAAATAGATTTATTCTTAGTAATATGTTCAGACATAACTATATCACTACAAGAAGATTTTTTCTTGCCGTCAATAGCTTCGTTTTTTAAATCATCTATATCAAGATAATTTGGTCTGACTTTACAAGCAATCTGTTTATCAGTCTGTTTTAATTTTATTTGAAAAAAATCTGTATATGGAACAACTATTGGTTTTGGTGGACTTTCTTTGCTTTCTTTATTTTTTGCATCTTTTAAGATTACTTCATTTAATTTTATAGTATCTAAAAATATATTTTCTCGCAAAACAGAGTCTGCAATAGATGTACGTATTTTTCTAGTTACATTTTCATACTGCTTGTCTATTTCGTATAACTGAAAATTGTCGTTTAGTTCTATATTCTTACTTATAAGAAATTTTTCAAAAACCTCTTTTAAAATTATAAAATTATTATTTACCCCAGCACCTTTAACAATTTTTTCAACTTCAGAGTCAAGCACGGAATAATCTTCTATCTGGATAAAGCTTTTTAAATTATTTTGTATATTTAAGCTCCAAAAGCTTTTCATTCTTCCGTCATCCGGAAAATCACCAGTTATTATATCTTTATATAATATATTAAAATCTGGGTATTTTATTGTTGATTTAAATGCAACTCTATAATAACCTTCCACTTTATCATAATGGCTTATAGTTTCGTTTAATTTTATAATTAATTCATCAGAAAGCGCCGTAGAAGTTTTACTTGCTACGACTTTATTCATTTCTCTTATAAATGATTCAAAGTTAGTTCTTTCGTCTTTTATAAATTTTGCGACAGATAGATAAGTAGAAACTCCATTTTTTTCTAAATAATCAACATCGATAGAATTTGGACTGTCGATTGCTTTTAGGAAGTCATCTATTTTTGATTCAACTTTTCTATTATCTTTAATTCTTGCAAAGTCATCTAGTTTTGCTAATTTTTTAAATATAGCATTCCAATTTGAGGCTGGGTCTTCCGCATATTTCATGACTATATCGGTTGCAGTATATAATAAATAAATATCAAATAATCCAAAAAAGCCAGATAAGAATAATTTTAAGTTTTCATTAGCTATATTAACATTTTCTCTTAAAATGCCATCAATTAAATTAATATCAAGTTGTTCTTGTAATTTTCCACTTATAGATACTTTGTGATTTAAACTGATATCTTCATAAATTTGATATTCTGTATCTTGCTCTGCTATTTCTCTATTTGTTATTTTATTTAAAATATTTTTAAATATATAGTGAGGCAATATTTCTGATTCTTGGGCAAGCTCGTTGTCTTGCTTTAAATCATCTTGAGTTGGTTTTTTAGCTTGAATTTGTAGATCTTTGAATTCTAATAAGGTAGGGCTTTTTTTTCTAACAGAATAAAGAGTCTTTTTCCAAGTGTTTGAATCTGAGTCAAAAGATTCATAGATATCATCTACTACTGAGTTCATCATAGACTTAAAAGAATCAACCCTAATAGTTGGATCTATTGCCCCAGGTGTATAAGTTCCATCATCATTTTTTTTACACAAAGCACTTGGAAAATTAGAAACATCAAAAGGAGTGTCTGAATCTAAAAATTTTAATATTTCTTCTACATCTTTTTTTTCTTTTTCTTTTAAATCGTTTAAAATAGCTTCAACTACTTCAGATGGTAAACCTTTATTGCTTGCTATTATCTCTCTCGCCTTTTGTTTTGTACCGTCGTCGCATTTATTTTCTGGATTATTGTTCTCTACTTGCTGATCTGGGCAAATACTTTTTAGTTGAGTTTCTCCTAAAATTGTAGCTATTTTAGAAAAAAATAATTTAATATCATCATGTGAAGTTAATTTTTTAGAAATATCAGGGTTTTTAATTCTTATTACATTTAGTATTTCATCATAGACATCAGCATTTGCATTTTTACCATTTAATAATTGACAAATCTCTCCAGTTGTTAATAAACAAAGAAGATTAGAAACAAGATCTTTTATTTTATCTCTAGCTTGTTTTTTATCTTTTTCATCTATATCTCCAAATATATCTTTTAATAGACTATCAGCGTTTTCGTTTTCAAAATTAGGAGAATTACTTAATCCATCTAAAAGTGCATTATTCGGTAAACCATTTTGCGCCTCTTCTTCATTTTTTTGATCTAAACAATTTTTTATTGCTAATTTAATTAATGCTTCTGAAGTCTTATTTAATATATCTATAATTAATTTTACAAAATATTTTTCTAAATCGGAAATAAGGTCAGCATTTGGATCATAAATAGGAATTTCTGGTAGTTTTAATTCATTAAACTTTTTTAATACTTGTGTAACAAATGGATTACAAACAGAAGAATAAATAAAATCTTCTAGGGCACTTTTTGCTTTATTGTATTTATTTAATAAATCACTTAATGTTTGTGCATCTACGTTTTTTGTAGTACAAGCAAGACCAGCAGCAAGAAGGCCAACTATATTTGCCTCCTTTCCAGCGTCTATATAAAAATTTGCATATTGAACAGGTGAAGCGTCCGCTGGTGGCTTTTCAAAGCCAAATATTTTACTCCAAGGGCTACCTAAATCTACAGACATATTAACCAATGCTTTAGATATTTCTGACCCTTCGAATTTAATTTGTGCTTTTTTATCTTGTTTTATTAAATTATTCCATGTATCGTAAGCAGAAACTATATCGCTTCCAAAATATTCATGAATTTTTTTACCTTGTTCTATTGTAGGATTAATATTTTGCTCTATGCATCTTCCAACATCTAAAGGCAATGCTGTTATAGAAGTTATTTTAGGATAGTGATTAGTTTCTACCCAGTTAGAAAAAGTAATTTCAACCCCTGCTTTTTTTATATCTTTACCATCAAAAACACTACCAAAATTTACAGCAGAAGAATAAAGATCAGTTAATTGATTTGATATAGGAGAAAAAAATTGATCTTGCGGAATAGAATTTTTATTAATACTTTTTATCCACTCACTAATTTCTTTATCATTATAAAGAGTTTGATTAAACTGTGTCAGCGAAAATATTTTTTTATCTACATTTGGTCTATATTCGCCATTTTTTTCTTTTAATTCATCATAAAAATTTCCAATAGATTGGATTTCTGATAGATATTGCTCTACATATTTTTGTTTAAATTTGCTAATATATCTCTGATAAATATAATTCGTTAATGTTTTTGCTTTTACACACTGTTCTTCAAAAAATGAAAAAAGACCATTTGAAAGCCTAATTTTTTTACCATTAACATCATAAAACTCAACTAAAGAAAGATTTTTTTCTTCATCAAATTTAAGAATTAATTTTCCATTCCAATGAGGCATTCTATCAAAATAATTTGAAAACCCTGAGCCACTCAGCAGATTCCAATAATTTACCCATCTTTCATTCGAACGATCTTTTATTTTTTGTGATTTAAAAAAAGATAAGTCAACTAAATTTGTTGTTTCTTTAAATTGCTTTATTCTAATATTAGAAAATATTAATTTATTTATCGCTTCATTGAATTCGTCTACTTGCTTTTTACTTTTCAATGGATCAAAGCTGACTTCTGATGGTTCTACTCTCCATGTTCGGCTATTATATATTATACTTGTGGCATCTAATATAAGTTTTATATCGTTACAAAGAGTGTTGAATTCTTCATAAGAGCGAAAAACTATTTCTTCAAATTTTGGTTCCGGCGGTGGTGTTTCATCGCCATCATCACCTTCATTAGATTCCGCAGTTTGCTCTTGTACCCCATTAGATTCAACGTATCTCATAGGAACAGATACAACAATTCTTATTGTTGAACACCCTCTCATTGGGACAACAATTTTTTCTGCTACTGCAAAAATATAATATTTATCTTGAAGAGACTTCACATATTCTTTTGAAGATTGTTTGCCGTTTTCTTCAAATATAAGCGATAAGCCACCAATAATAGCTTCTTCCATTATTGAATCAAATTGACTATTATCTATTTTTTCTTTTTGTGTATCATATAAAACTGCATATGTTCCATTTTTTTGATCTATAATAGGAACATTTATTTTTTGTGAATACCAATCTATTTCATCAGCAGATTTATTTTTTGCATATACTTCACTATCATTTACTGGGCAAGATTCCCTTGTTTCTTTATAGAGTGGTACAATCTTTTCAGTCTGTACATACCCAATTTCTCCAGTATTAGCTTTTTTTACCTTATCCCAAGAAAAATTGAACCCAACTCTTTCTTCTAATACAACAAGAGGAGAGTTTATATCCAAAGGTTCAGCCAAAACATTATCTTTATCTGGTTCTACATCTGATGGAAAAAAATAAGCACCCTCAACTGACACGTGTTGTGCAACAGCTGGGATTAGTGGTCTTCTTACGTTATCGTAATTGCTCATTTATCTTCTCTTAATTCAGGAAATGGAAAGTACTATTTATATAGCTTCCGCCAGTAGAAAGTAAATATTTTAATTTATGATTAATCATTCTAAAGTTATGCGCCGTGATCGCTTGATCGACTTTAAAATTTAATCCAAGTTCATTTGTTTTACCAGATAATATTAACTGCGGAGATAAAAATGTTGGTTGTCCATAGAAAGGCGTTGGATGTGTATGCTTTGCTATTTCTCTATTAAAATCTCTTTGAACTTCCATAAAAGCCTTAACTATACCAGACAATTTGTTAATTTGATTTACTAAATCCGTTAATTCATCTACTAGAAATTTTCCTTTTGGGATAGGCTGAAGTTCTTGCTCTCCAGCGCTTGATATTAACTGTACACCATAATTTGCATCAGGTCTTTCATTATTTGATAAAATAGCGTCAGTTGTTGTTACTAATTTCATAGAGTTTCTTGATATAATTCTTATATCATCAGATTTTAATACAATAGCAGCTCTAGCTCTTGAAGTGCCACTTTTACCTGGTGGAAGATTAAAGTTTGAATCTGCATCTGTTTTTTGACTAATATATACTCTTGACGCATCAGAAAAAGGATTTGGATTTATTTTATTAGTTATAGTTCTTGCGTCTATTGCTGATAGTCTCCCAACGACTATATCGATCATAGAATCTTTACTATGACCTCTTCCTCCATATCCAGAACCTAAGTCTCCCGGCCTATCTCTTCCTAATACAATATAAGAATTATTTTGACCTCTAAAAACAGTTTCGCAGTCTGCTTTATTGAACGTTGGATTATTCCAAGGTTCACTTAAAACAGTACATGAAACACCTATTTCAGCATTATAATCATAGGTTCCATTTATATTTTCTTCTAAAGGGGGTCTTAAGATAGCTACCATGCCTTAAACATCCTCAATTGGAAAGTCAGGTTTTGTTGCTGCGTCTGGCTTATAGTTATAATGCCATGGTTCATTTACATTTGCTGATCTGCCGTTGTTTGCATCAAATCCAAATTTATATGAATTTTGGGATAGCCATTTATAACCTGGTGATTTCCACGCTATACCTAATTCAGCCGGTTTACCGCGCTTTTTATTATCGATATAATCGGCAATCTTAGGAAGTCTAGCATTATCACTTTGATCTGGTCCGCTTACGACATCAATCGCAGCATCATTCTCATGCGGGCTTTTTCCAGGTAAAGCTGCTGCTGGTCCTTTCGGACTTTTTTTAACCCATGCAGAGGATTCTTGTCCTTTTGGAGAATTTTTTTCATCTACTAATGATGGAGAAATTTTTGACGATGGATTAAAATAGTCATTATGAATAGATTTTTGTTTATATATATCTCTTGTCATTGAAGACCAAAATGGAATATTTGCATTATGTATTTTTGCTGCCACTATGGCATCCTTAAGAGGAACAAACGCATCATATACTTTCTGGGAGGCCCACATATCATCACCTTTACCATTTTGTCCCAATTTAATTATTTCAATATCTGGCTGTGGATCAAATTTAATATGTGGCGTAATCATTCTTTTTTGCATACCACTTATATCTTGTGTTGCGGGTTTTTTACCAGAAAAATTAGATGTATCAGGTAAACCACTTGTGCCGCCGGTTCCTCCTCCACCTGGATTACTACCATTTCCAGTAGGCGCTGCACCAACTTTATTTAAAACTTTACCGTCTTTATAGGTTACAAGATTACCAAATGTAACGTTTACAATATCGCCAACCGCTGCTTTTTCTTCAAAAAAGCCTTGTGGTTCATAGACAAAATCTGGATATGTGTCTATTATTTTTTGATCTTCTGCTGTTGCTTCATTTCCAATTTTATTTGGTATAGGTAAATATGGGAATACTTCTGGTATTCTTACCTTATATGTTACCTTTGTATTACCAAAAAATTGAGACAAGAAAGAACCAGATGGATTAGTTTCCTCTGTTATTCTTAACACTTGTCCTTTAAAAAACTTAATGCCTTCTAGGCAGTCATTTTTAAAAATATTGCTTGCTATTTGAGCTACAACGCCATTTAAAGTGGTTGTTTTTCTGTCTAAAGTTGGACCTAATTTGTCCATAGTAACAGAATTGACTTGAGAAGTTTCAAATTGGTAAAGATTAATAGCCATTAACTATTTTTCCTTGATCATGTCAAAAATATCATCCCTTTCTCTTGATGATAGGGTATCTTGGATGCCCTCTTTTTTCTGAATTATTCCGGCAATTTTAACTAATTGTTCGTTACTTCTTTGTAGCGTTTCAAGATATTTAGTAGCTATTTCACCAAAATCTTTATGTTTATATTTATCATTTGAAACAGACATTTCATTGACAAGTTCTAGCAATAATTTATTTGCTACTGCTCTATCGTTCTCTATGTTTTTTGTTGCGTCTGATAAATACGCTTCTAGAGATTTAGATTCTTCGCTCATATGTTTCCACTATCCCATTCTTTTTTAAAAGCTTCGTATTTAATTCTAAATTTCTTTAGATTGCTAACGACTTGCTTTGTGTTAAGTCCAGTTATTTCTCTAATATATAAATAAATAGCTTTTTTATTAAAAATTTCTATATTTGGACTGTCTTTAAAAAGTATGATTATGGATTTATAGATTTTTTCTTCATTTTCTTTCATCTTTTTTGAGTCCCAGACTGTCACTTCTCTCTCAAATGCAGCCCAAAACTCCTCTTTTTCTCTTGACGATATATATGTATCTTCATAAACTAAATTTTCTTCATCTTTTGAATTTAAGATATCTTCAAGATAAACTTCTCTACGATTATTATTTTTCTTAACTTTATGTATAAACCAATTCTTTGTAATAACAGAAAAATAAGAAAAGGCTTTAGACCCTTTAGACGTATCAAACTTGTCTAAAATTGTCGTAAGCCAGACCTTACATTCGTTTTTTAAATCTTCTATGTTTGGTAAACTATTAAACTTATATGTAAATACAATTTTATCAACCATTTCGTTAAAAACTGGTTGTATGTATTCTCTATATAAGAAATTTTTTCTATTATAATCTATAATAGAAGCATATTCTAATATTGCTTCTTCATGAACCTTTGTAAAATATTGCTTATCCTTCTCTTTGGGAATCTGTGTCATATTCTCTGCTCATTTGTTCCTCTTTAACCATAATTGTTTTCTTATAACCACGGCAAAGATCAATAACCATTTTTGTATTATTAACTGTCGCTATCATTGTTTCGTCGCCGTAATACATTTCCATTTCTAGCATACTTTGTAGGTTTTTACTATATTCCTCAAGTAGCTCTTGAAGTTGATCAACATTATTGACGCCATAATTTAATTTTTCAATAAGCTTGCGAACATACCAAAAAAGTATACAATTTATAGTTAAGGATAATATTAATAATAAAATTAAAAAAATCATTTATATTCTCTATTGATTGATTGCTTTTGATCTAATAATAACTTTCTATTATCTTCTATTGCTTTACGAACTCTTTCTCCAGCAAGATCACGTTCATTTTTTTGTTTGCTATAAGCTGTCAATAGTTGCGGGACTCTTTTTAGAGAGTTTTCATTGTTACATTTATCACAATTATGTAATTCTTCTGTTATACTATGAAAAGTATCGAATTCATTTTCACATACTTCGCATTTGTAGGTATAAGCAGGCATTATTCATCCTTTAAAAAGATTTGTTGTGGTGGGTTTTCTACGTATAGTTGCCCATCTTCTACATAAAACTTCATATCTCTAAATGTTGGAACAATATCACTTTCTTCCATGAGACTTTTTTGTAGTGCTACCATTACACAACTAATTGCTTGATCTGATAATGTCATTTTATTTTCCTCTTATGTTCGGATATGTTTGCTTAAACCAATTACAAGTTATTTCTAATCCATCTTCTAAAGACGTATACCACTCTTCTTTCCATCCTAAGTCTAGAAATTTTTTATTAGAGGTTGGTTTACGTACTTGGCCTTTTGGTTTTGAGATGTCGTATTTAATTTCTCCATTATACTCTAATTTTTTACAAATTAAAGCTATAACATCTTTTAATTTATATTCTTTAGTGCATCCAATGTTAATTGCGTTACCTTTGTAGTTAATATCTAATAAAAATTTAATAGCTTTAGCAATATCTTCTGAAAAGGTAAATTCACGATAAACTTCTCCATCGCCCCATACTTCAAATGATGATTTATTATTTATCTTAGCTTCCCAAACTTTACGAATTAATGATGGTATAACATGTCCATCATTAAGATCAAAATTATCATATGGCCCATACATATTATTTGGTATTACTGATATATATTCTGTATGAAATTGTTGATTTGCTGCTCTTAATTGGACATCAACCATTCGCTTTGCATAAGCATAACCAAAATTAGAATCATGCGGAGGTCCATTGTGTAATTGGTCTTCCGTTAATGGATAAGTTACATACTTTTGATCTGGGTATATGCACGTTGATAAACAACAAACTAATTTTGGAACATTTGCACCAATGCAAGAAGAGATAACATTATTGTTTATTTCAGAATTTTCATGATAAAATTCTGCAACGTATTGCGTATTGGAATTAACTCCTCCAACTTTTCCCGCAAGATGTATTACTGTATCAATTTTTGATACATTTTGTTTTTCTTCAAAAGAATTAAAATATTTAATTGTTTCTATCTTATTTTTTAAATTAACTTCTTTTTTTGTAGGGTATATAGAATTTGGTAATATTTTTTTAAAAGCATTACCTAAAAGACCAGAACCGCCAGTTATTAAAATCATTTTATTTCCTTTTTAAAAATATACTACATGATTATCATAAAATTTATAATTTAAGTGATTACATAAAAATAAAGCAATTTGTGAAACGTTGCTATTAACTAATAACAAGCGATTACATTTAGATAATATACATGTTTCCAAAATCATATTTTTTAAATGTAAATTTTTTTGTTCAATATTAAAATTAGCAGATAAGTAATGTATTCCTTCGCTATTATTTGGGAATGTTTCTTTCTTATCATAAAATAAAAATTTATTTTTATATTTTTTTATAAAATGATCATAAATTTCTGTTTCATCACTTGTTAGAAATACATAATCATAATCATCTATTTCTTGATCTACTACGCTATAAATATATTCTAAATTTAATTTATAAGATTGATTTGCGCCATGGCCACTAGCACCTAATTGATCACGACCTCTTCTATGTATTCCTAAAATTTTTTTTCCCTCAAAGTTTTTTAAGAAAGTATTTAATTCTTTTTTTATATCCGACTTAAGAGTAAAAAATTTATTATAAATGTATTGGTATTCTTTAATGTGCTGGTTGTCTCTTAGCTTTTCTAAAGCAATTTGCATATTAGGATACTCCCAGCACCCCAATTCAAAAGGATTTGTTTTTATTATATAATTTTTATCAATAGAATCAATATTATTAATAAATGGCTGTTCTAATACTAAATCCCATATATTTTGATCGTAATTACCATATAAAATATTTTTAATATCAATATAACATTGCATATTATTTTTAATACAATGTTTTATCATAGAGAAAGCAACAGTAACATTAGAGCCAAATCCAACATTTCTTTCTTCTAGAAGATGAATTACGTTCATATTTTATACCTTTTATCTATTTGTTGTGATATTACGGAATAAACATGCTGATCTGAAATAAATGGACTTCCAGAAATTTCTGCTTTTATAAATAAATCACGATTTTTATCTACCCAAAAAGCATTTGTAATCGTATTATCAAAACATATAAATATTTTTTTATCATTTAAATAATTTTCTTCAGTTTGACAATAACAATATACGCCAGAAGATCTACCAACTATTATATCACAATATGTACTTAAAAAAGAATTTTCATTCATATCATTTTCATTGATATTTATAATATCAGTAGTAAAAAATATATTTTTTTTATTTAAAGAAATTAAATAATCAGTTTTTTTTGTTACAAAAAAATTAATATTTTTATACTTTTGAGAAAGTAAATATATTATTGGATCAAAATTAAAATTTTGTACTTGTCCTGAATGAACATCTTGGTTTACAATTAAAATATTATTTTTATGTATATTCATAATATTTCGAATACCATCAATATTTTCATAATATTTGTAGTTAATTTTTGGTAAATAAAAATTTTTTTCTTCATACATATGTTCTATTTCTAAAAACTTATAAATATCAGAAAATAAATTATAGTATGCATCAAAAGTGCAACCGCCGTAATTGGTCACATAATGCATGTTATTTTGTCCAATCCACGTATTAATATAAATATCGCCATCGTTCTTGAGTATTGCTTCATTTATTCCTATTCCATAAGGAAATAAAGTAGATTTTTTAAATGTAATATTTGATAAATCTTTTAATAATTTGCTAGAATTATGGTGTTCATAATAATATTCTACATTTTTTATTTTATTTACAATATCACTTACAAAAGATCTACCTAAGTGTATATCACCATTATGAAATGAATTAAAAAATATTATTTTATTCATATTATTTATCTTTATGTCCTTCATATAGCTTAACTGATTCTTCTAATAGGCTTTTGTTGTTTTTTATAGCATCGTCTAACATAATATTAATCGCTTGAACAAATTTTGGTCTTTTTTGTTTAAAACAAATGTCTATTTTTCTTTTTATGTTAGCTATTTCAGAATCAAGTTTACTTAAAGCGCATTTATCTTCAAGCATCCACATTCTTATGTGTAAAATAACTAATTTTTCTATTACTTCGCCAATATTATCAGTATATACTAAATCTTGTATTTCTGGTATGCTTTTATTTTGTAAAACATTATTTACTTGTTCTTTTATGCATTCTTCTATTTTTTGTCCTACCATTTTTTATTCCTCATATTTATTTAATATGTCAGTTACTGTTAATATATCTTCTTCTGACATGTGTGGATTATTTGGTAAATAAATTGCATTATTGTTTATAATATCTGCATTTACTAAATTAGTAATTCCGTAATCTTTTATCCAAAAAGGCTGCTTACCCATTGAACCACATATTAATGGTCTTGTTTCTATTCCATTATTTAATAAATCTTCAATAACTAAATTTATATTTTTTGAAATAAAAGGAAATGCAAAATTAGAAACAAATTCATGTTTATCATCTAAAATCCATTTCTTTTTACTATATTTGTTATACAAATTAAAATTATTTCTTCTTGTAGAACAAATTTCATTAAGTTTAAATAATTGAATGTTTCCTAATTTTGCTTGCAAATCGGTAGCACGAAAATTAAATCCTGGATAATAAAAAGTATATAAAGCTTTAAAATCCGAGACATTAAACTCTTTTCTTAAGTTTTCTTTTTTATTTTGTGATAAATCTCTATCCCATCCATGAGATCTTAGGGAAACAATTAGACTATTTAACTCTTCATCATTTGTACAAACCATTCCACCTTCTATAGTAGACATATGATGTCCAAAATAAAAAGAAAAAGTACTTATATCGCCAAAATTACCGGTTTTTTTACCATTATATATAGTACCTATACTTTCACAGGAGTCCTCCAGAAGAAGACAGCTGTTTTCTTTACATATTTTGTGTATTTCTTCATAGTCATTACTAAAACCTAAAACATTTACTGTCACTATTAGTCCCGGGTCGTGTTGTGTAACTAATTCTTTTAGGTGTTTGATATCCAAACCAAGATTATTTAAATTACAATCACACATTATAGGCTCATAGCCTAATTGAATAGCAGGTGCTATAGTTGTCGCCCATGAAACAGCAGGTACTATAACTTTTTTATTTTTTAACTTACCAGAAACCATTAATGCATAATATGCTAATAAATTAGCAGAAGATCCAGAATTAACATAAGTAGAAAATTTTATATTATTCCATTCACTCCAAGATTTTTCAAATATTATAGTTTCTGGTCCTTTAGTGAGTTGTGGGTTATCTTTTAACCATTCTATTAATAAATTAATATCTGCTTTATCAATAGTATCTTTTACGAGTGGTATTTTATAAATCATTTAAATAATCCTTAAGAAGAACATCGTAAGTATAGCATGTTTTATTATCTAAGAAAAAAATATTTTTATTATATTCATATTCTTTAAATTCTACTAGCTCATTAAAATTTAAATTTTTTTGATTATAAATGTCAATAATAAAATTTTTAATATCTACCGTATATCCTGATCCTATTATACGACTTTCTGTTGTTTTTTTTAATTCATTTGCTACATAATTTGCATGCAATAATTCTCTTTTTATATTTAAATTTCCTAATTTTATTTTTTCATTATTTTTTATAGAATAAAAAATTTTTCCAAAAAGAAAGTCTTTACTTCTATATGAAGAATTAAAATTAAAAGGATAAATTATTTTTACGTTTTCTTTTTTTTGCAGCTCTAGAGTAATTTTTTTTTTAGAATCTGTATAGTAATTTTCTTCATAATTCCACGGAGTATTAATATTTATAGAACCATTACACTTGTTCCATAATTCCGTTGTAGACAGATAAAGTATTTCATTAGCATTAATTTTATTAATTATATCTAATGTTAGATTATAATTAATATCATAAAAATTTTCTTTATATAGTATATTATTTGCAAATATTGTTCTTTGTTCAGCAAATAGTATAAATACTTTATTCCATCTATAATTAAAAATTTCACTAGAAATATTTCTAGCACTTATCCTAATATAATCTTTAGGCAGATAATAGCTTATTTGAGAAGTATCTCCAATTATTAAATTATTAATAATATTCATCTTTTAGCCAATCTATTATATTTATTGTTTTGGATTAAAATTTATTTTTTTTCGTTCTTGAAATAATTTTTCATCATGTGATAATTTATCTGGTGTTTCATTTTCTGCGTAAAGTTTATCATATGTTATTGATCTATTGAATGATGGTAATTCATGTTTAATAATACAGTAATCAATATATTTTAATTTATTAATAGACGAACAGTATTCAGTATGCTCATTATCGCACCACCATGATTTATATTTTGGATAATAAATATATCCAATTGAATCATAGTATTTTTTACCAATTATAGATTGAGTATTTAAGTCTTTTCTATAGCCATCATAAAACCACAAACAACCGTCTAGATCTGGGAAATATTTTTCCATTTCTTCTTGAATTTTTAAATCGTAGTCTTTAACGATTGGTATCATATCGTCAGCTGCGGATATTAATACATCCCAATTAAAATTAATTTTATTAATATCTCTGTTAATGGCATCTATTTTTGTTGTTCTCTTAGAAAAATAGATTTTTAGATTATCTATTTCAGATAATTTCTTTATTGTTTCTTGATTATTCATAGAAATATCATCAAAATCACAAGATATTAAAAACAAATATTCATTGTTGCCAGATAATAAATTAATATATTTTTCTAAAGTAGAAAAAAATTGCTGTTGTCTACTTCTTGTAGGAAACTTTATTAAAAATTTCATATTTTATCCTTGTAAAGTTTTAATTAAGTTCTTAAACTCTTCATCTTCATCTGGGAAGATTGCTAGTCCTAATTTTTCTCTTAAAGTTTGCTTTTTTTGAATTTGCTGTAAATTTTTTACAGGAAACTCTGTATAAGAGTCGTCGTTGTGCCAGACTAAACTATTTTTATTAAAATGAATTTGATAATTACCTTTTATTAAGTCTAGTGAATATTGTACATCTTCAGGTATTCCGCCTTCTTTATCAGAAAATACTAATTTTGTTTCGTCCCACTTTACTTTATCAAAAACATCTTTACGTACCATAAAAAATGCAGACGATTGATATAACGATCTATCTGCCGCATCGTGATCATATTCAACTAATGTATGTGGAGTTAAAGTTGCTCTATCCCAATATCTTGTTCCGTCTGGAGATAGAACTCTATTCCCTAAGACTTCCCAAGAATTATTAAGACTGTGCTTTATGGTACTATCTAACCAATCTTCCGATAAAATCACATCATCATCGCAAAATACAATATTTTCATATTGTGCTTTTTCTGCTGCTGCATTTCTTAGAGCAGCAACTTTTCTTGAATGTGCCTCTTGTTTTTTGTCTAATATTGATATTCCTTCAATATTTTTAAAATTATCAACATCACCAGTAATTATAATTTCGTATGGAATACTATACCATTTCTGTTTTTGTATGCTCTTAATAGTTAATAATGTTTTTTGTATTCTTTTACCATTAGTTGGTATACAAAAGCTTAAACCAGTTATAGGTTTTATTTCTAGTGTTTTTGGTTTAGAATAAAAACCCAAAGAATAGAAAAATTTATCACAAACTTTTTCTACAGTAAACTCATTTCTTATCCAAACATTTAATTTCTTTGCCCAACTTTTAAATCGTGGATAGTCTTTATATACTTCACGCATACGTGATTTTAATGAACTTGACAGAGGATATGCCCAAGAGGTTCCCTCTTCAAGAACACCCTTCCACGAATGTTCTTTTGCAATTGGCTTTAGTTCATAATCGATTTTTCCAAACATTTTTTTATCTTTACCATTTTCATCTTTCATGGTAAGGAAATCAAGATGACCACTCCAATCAGTTGCAATTACTGGTATTTCACTATATGCCGCCTCAAACATTGGGAAACCAAATCCTTCACCGTGAGTTGAAGAAACAAAAGCTTTGATTTGAGGATGATTATACAGAGAATTAATTTCATCCTCTGACATATATCCATGTAGAAGAGTAACTGTACATTTGCGATCAGATGGAAGAGTAGACATTAGCATAGATATATTTTTTTCAACAGTATCTCTATCCATAATTGAATCGTTTGTAATATTAATTTTTAACACTAAACCAACTTCTTCGTTTTTAAACTCTTCTACGAAGTTAGTAATAGTTTGTTCGAGATTTTTTCTTGGACCCCATTGACATATAGCTAGAAAATTAAAGTCATGTTTTAGATTTAATTTAAGATCAATTATTTTTCTATCCTTAACTGGAAAATGACAAACTTCTATTGGAGTAGTAACTTTAAATTGATTATTATTTTTATCTCCAAATACTGTATTGATAAATGAAGATTTTGCGTGTTCACTTATTACAATAATTTTATCCATCTGTTGGCTTGGTTCTAGCCAAGATGGAGAAATAAAGTTTGTTTCAATTCCGGCAGTATATCCAATATTTGTAACTGCCATTTTTTTCCATTCATTTGGAATTGTAATCTGTAATGAAATATCAAAATTAGGATTATTACCAGTTTGCTGTAAATACGCTTGTGTTTTTGCGGATAGTTGGCTAACATATTGTACTTCTTCTTGCTGATCCACAATCCAGCCAGTATTTCCCCAATTCGTTCCAAGAAGAAATATATCAAATTTATCTTCATGGTTTCGAAGAGATCTTAGTGCAAAACGGCACATTTCTCCATAACCACTTCTGCTTAAAATTGGTCCAGATATAACTATTTTTTTCTTCATATTAAAATTCCTTTACAGTCCAAGATGTATAATTTTTTCTAGTGTCCCACGATCCATGTTTTTCATGAACTTCTTTCATTATTCTATCCCAGTTTTTGCAGAAGTTATCAAAGCTAAAATTCTTATTTACGAACTCACAACCTTTTTTACCAAGTTCTTTTCTTTCTTGTCTACTCATATTATGAATATACATCATCGCATCAACAACATCTTTGTTGGACACTCTGTCTTCATAAATATATGGAACATCTTGGCTGCCAATAACAGCCTTTGATGCTGGTTCTATAAGAACTCCAAATTGTGTTTCTCCGTCAGTTAATTGATCCTGTATACCGCCAGTTTTATTTCCTATAACTGGCGTTCCGCACGACAATGATTCAAGAACAGAAAGACCAAATCCCTCTGCATCACTTATGTTTATTGTGCAATCTGCTGCGTTGTAGAATTGTGCCATTACTTGCTGTGGTACTTTTCCAGTAGAAAGACCAAAATTTTCTTTTGTAAGACCTAACTCTTGAGCTATTGCTTGTAAATCTTGTCCGTTTGGATCTTTTGGATCAGTGTGCATTAATAGATATGCCTTATCATGCCCAACTTTATCTAGGAATTCTTTATACCACCATACAACGCTTCCACTCATTTTTCTGCGTGCATTTCTATTTGTCCAAAAAAATAAAGTTTTATTTGTGTGCATAAATTGCTTGTAATCTTCTACTGGAAGTGGTCTAAAAATTTCTGGATCTACTGCATGTGGAAGATATTCTTCTTCTACTTCTGGCGCTACAGTTCTAACGATATCACTAGTTAATTTACTAATTGTAACAATTTTATCATTTGATAGATAAAATTTACGATTAAATTTTGGATATGGATAGTTGTCCCATACGTGATAATAAACAATAGGAACATTACAACGAATCTCTTGCTCAAAATTCCATAGCCAAGTCCAAAATCTTGGATCTGTCATAATCCACATAATATCTGGCTTAAAATCTCTTATAAAATTTCTAATCATGTCTGGGGTTCCGTAGCCATCTACAGGAATTAAAGTTAAATCTTCTCCCCATTGTTGAAATCTTGTTGGTCTATAATCATTATGTTTAATAGCCCCACCAATATATAGAATTTGATAATCGCCAGTTTTTAAGAGAGAATCAACCATAAATTTACTTTGACCACCAACTCCAGAAGATGAAAGATAATGATCAGAAATAACAATAACTTTTATTTTTTTCTTATCTGACATTTATAATTTCCTTTTTTAGGTCATTATCATACATTATTTTTGCCAATTCTTTAATTGTAGTTTTTGGTTTCCAGCCAAGTATTCTTTCTGCTTTACTTCTATCGCCTTGTAATAGCGGAACTTCACTTGGGCGCTTGTATTGTTCATCAATAACAATATATTGCATTAAGTCATACCCAGCAATTTCAGAAACGCAAGATATAAATTCATTGATTGTATAAGTTTCTCCGGTTGCAAGAACATAATCATCTGCAACATCGTGTTGCAGCATCATCCACATTCCTTCAACATATTCTTTTGCATATCCCCAGTCTCTACGCGCATCAAGATTACCAAGTCTTAATTCTTTTTGTAGTCCTAGTTTTATTCTTGCAGCTGCTTTTGTAATCTTGCGAGTTACAAACTGTTCACCGCGACGTTCGCTTTCATGATTAAAAAGAATACCAGAGCAAGCAAAAAGCCCATAAGCCTTACGATAATTAATCACAAGATTATGAGCAGCTACTTTTGCACAAGCATATGGGGAAACTGGTGATAATGGTGTTAGCTCTCCTTGTGGTACAGCACTATTATCTCCAAACATCTCACTGGTGCTGGCTTGATAAAATCTTGTCGATGGAGATATATTTCTTATGGCTTCAAGACAATTTAATGTTCCATTAGCATTAATATCAAAAGTGCTTTCTGGAGAAGTAAATGAAACGCCTACGTGGCTTTGCGCTGCTAGATTATAGAATTCATCTGGTCTATATTTTGCTATAATTCTCCATATCGAAGATGTATCAGAAATGTCTCCATTTTCCAATATTACATTTTTATTGTCTAATAAATGTTCTATATTAAAAAATTTTTTATCCTCCATAGAAGATCGCCTTACAACACCAACAACTAGGTAACCTTTTTCTAACAAAAATTCTGTTAAAAAGCTTCCATCTTGTCCATTTATTCCAGTTATAACAGCAGTTTTCATATTTTTGTTCCTTATGGGCAATGCACTGTATTTTTATACTCACAATATGTGCAATTAAGTTTATTTTTTGGATAATTCTTTTTGTTAATATTATATAAAGCTTTATTTAGAAAGTTAAGAGCATTTTGGATTTTTTTAGGACCACTTGTAACTCTAAAGATTTCAACTTGATTTTTTTTAGCAGTTCTTTTAAGAAGAGCAAAATATGTTTCTATGTTCTTTACATCTACGCCATGCTTTTGTGCATAGAAATGTTTATAGAACGTTAATTGATAAGTAGTAATCTTATCACTTTTTTTCTTTGCATCCCATCCCCAAGCACAAGATTTCCAATCAATAATATGGATTTTCTCATCTTCAGTTTGAATAATAAGATCTATGAAGCCTTTAAAATTATAACCAAGATCTGGATCTTGTTTAATAGACTCATAGATGTCCTCTTCTGCTGCGAGAACTTTAAATTGTCCAAATTTTTGTTTAAGAGAAGGAATTACTTTTGTAGATAAAGTTTTTCCTTGTTCAATCATATCAATGATTAATTTTTCATCAACCTTTTGATTGTTTTCTTTTAGAATCTTTATCTCTTCATTAAATTTATTTAAGAAGATTTCTTGTTCATTAATATTATCATCTTGTACTTTTAGTTCTGCGGCTTCATGTAAAGCTGTACCAAAAGCAGTATATTCAGATCCAGAATATACATTCACTCTATCTTCATATGATAATTTATATTTAAACGGACACTCGTTCCAAACTTTAAGCGCTGAAAAAGATACATGCGACATAGTTACTCTCCATGGTGAAGATTATAACTTATGCCGCCTTTTTTGTCAACTTAGAAATTTTACTAAATAATTTAGGGCTTATTTTACTTAAATACTCTCTATCGCCATTATAGAAATATTCAAAACCATTTGCATAATATTCTCTTAATGATGTAGTTCCATATGCTGATGGGAATAGACCTGTGCATATTTGATTTAATCTATCGTATCCAACTACATTATATAAAAAATTATCAAATTGCGGATTATATTCTAATCTAATAAAAGCCATTGGATCTTCGTATTCAAGCTCTTGAGCTTTTAAAATAGACCTAAGCTTTTTTCGTTTTCCAACGAATTCTGCTGCTAGTTCGCTATCTCCATAAATTGATTCTCTATACATCTCTTCTGTAGAGTGTCCTAATTCATGAATTATTGCTTCATATAAGCTTTCTTCTGTTAGATTTTGGCTAGATATATAGATCGCACCTCTTAGGTATGCAGACTGTACTTGTCTTAAGTCTAATTCTTCAAACTTGCCAACATAAATGTAGTCTAAATCTTTAAATAGCTTTTTTGGTATATTTTTTTCTATTCTTCTACAAACATTATGTATGTCTACAGGTTGTTCAATATTATGTTGTAATAATAAAAGTATGTCTTTAAAAAGAAAATATTCTTTTTTATTTTTTTTTGCTTGTTTGTTTGAATTTGCTATTGCATTAATATTCATGATTTCTTTCTTTGTGATTTTTTAGGTCTATCAGATTCTTCTTCAAAATCAGCAACAGCTTGCTCATATCCACGAATAAAATTTTCTTCTGCTACAGCCATAAGGAACTCTGGAAACTCCTCTGCAAGAACATCAACAATCATTTCTACGGTTATATTTCCATCATTAGATTTTACTTTATTTCCCACATAATTTACCAGCATTTGTTTTAGTGGATTTTCTTTTTGAACAAAAGATTTTAAATCTTCATTTAGAAATTGCTCTTGTTGTACTTGTTTCGCGTTCATTTTTTCCTCTTATAAAACTTCAGCAGCTAGGCTTGCAACTGCGCTTCTTTCACCACGTTGTAGCGTTATATGACCAGCTAATTCAAATGGCTTAAATTTTTCAACTGCATAAGTTAAACCGTTGTTTGTTGCGTCTAGAAAACTTGCGTCAATTTGTTGAATATCACCAGTTAAAATAATCTTTGTATCTTCACCAACTCTTGTAATTATAGTTTTTAATTCGTGCATAGTTAAGTTTTGTGCTTCATCAATAATAATGAAAGCTTTTGAAATTGAACGACCGCGAATAAATGTAAGAGCCTCTACTTCGATTGTTCCATTCTCAAATAGCATTTCAAGATTACGTTTTTCTGGCATTAAGAATTCTAGGTTATCTTTAATTGGAGCAACCCAAGGAGCCATTTTTTCCTCTAGAGTTCCAGGTAGGAAACCGATATCGCGTCCCATTGGTTCTACTGGTCTTGAAACAACAATCTTGCTGTATAGCTCGCCTTCTATAGTTTGTTGTAGAGCGGCTGCAAGGGCAATTAGAGTTTTACCACAGCCAGCACTTCCAACTAGAGAAACAATTTTGACATCTGGGTCCATAAGAAGATCAATAGCAAATTGTTGTTCTTTGTTTTTAGCATGAATACCCCAAATTCCTCCATCGTTCTTTTTTACTTTTGATAATGGATGGTTGTAGTTTTTAAATTTGCATAGAGCAGTTTTTTTCTCATTTGCATTAGACACAAGCATTATGTATTGATTTGGAAATAGACAAATATTTTTTTCCTCTAGATAGATTTTTTCTCCAGAATAAAAACGATCAATAATTTCATCATCAACAAGATGAGAAGTAAAACCAGTATAGATCTCTTCTACTTTTTGTACTATTTGATTTGTAGTATAATCTTGAGCTTGAATACCTAATGCATCAGCTTTAACGCGCATGTTAATATCTTGAGATACAAGATAAACTTGCTTTGATACATCGCTTTTTTGTTCTTCTGCTCGCATTACTGCTTTAACTGTTGCAAGAATTTGATTATCTGGGTCTTGAATTGACATCTCTGGAGGTAGAGTATTTTGACCATAATCCATTACTGTTAGTAGACCTTTACGTCCACCAATTTTAACACCTTTATCAAGCTGACCTTTCTCTCTTAGAGAATCAAAAATACGGATAACTTGACGAGCATTTGCACCTACACCATCTTGACGTTTTTTGTGCTTATCAATCTCTTCAAGAACCTTGAGCGGGACAACAATGTCATTGTCCTGAAAAGCATATACAGCATTAAAATCACTTAAAAAAACATTTGTGTCAATTACATAAATTTTCTTGTTTTTAGCTTTTGCCATTTTTGATCCTTATAAAAAAAGGCACCGATGAAATTACCGGTGCCTTCATCTTACTATATTTAGTCTGAAAGTTTAATTTGTAGCATTATATTTAATAACAAAATCGTTCATAATTATAGAACCAGCCACAGCAGCATTGAGGCTTCTGACAGAACCATACTGCTCAATATAAACAAACTTATCACATATCTCCAATGTTTCGGGCGTAATTCCGATACCTTCTTCGCCCAATATAAACAGGACAGGCTTATCATATTTAGCATTATCCAAAGTAATAGCAGACGGCACAGTATTCTCAATAGCCACAAGCTCGTAGTCCTCTTTTAGCTTGAGCAATTGGTCGCGTGTTGATAGATGGATCACATCAGTATAATTGTGTGTTCCAACTGTGCCACGACGATCATAATGCTTACGTCCTAAATAGTATACGGCCCGTGCATTAAACGCATTAGCTGATCGAATTACTGTACCAATATTAAAATCCCCAGCAAAGTTTTCCATACACACTGCATAAGGAAAAGACTTCGACTGGAGATCTTTTTTAATTAATTCAGTTGTCCAGGATGTAAAGCGGTCGTTCTTATACTTATCAAGAATGTTTCTGTTGTCTGTGGTGTGCATCATGCAGCTACACTACCATGCTATTTTTTTCGCGTCAAGAGAATATAAAGGTCTTCTAGTAAATCTTGAATATAGCGACTAATATTTAAAAAGATTTCTATCAATATTCCTGCTGTCATTACACCAAGAGTAATACCAACAGAAGCAGCACCAGCTAATAATATTAAGTTCATTTTATAATTATCTTTTTATATGATCAGTAAATGATTTAACAGCATTTAGAACAAAATTTTCAAAATGTTCTTGTGACCACTCTTTTAATTCAAAGGCTTCTAAATACAAATCTTTAAATTTATCTGTTGCTTCAAAAATTATTTCTGCTGATCCATCTTCATTTTCTTTAATCTCTAAACATTTTATTTCTTTTAAAAAATCATGCTCTGTCATTTTCTACCCGCTGTTATATTTTTTGTGACTCTTATTTCTTTATTAGAATATGTCCAGATCTCGCCATTATGTAAAACACATACAAAATAAAGATCAGATTCTAAACCATAATCAATAAGAATCTCCGCGTAGCCTTTGCCACGCGGAGACTCAATTTCTAATGGTGGATTTAATTGCAACATCATTTTGTTTTATTTGATGTTCTGTATTGGTGGAGAAGAGTAAATTTGGTGCAAATTTACTCTTCTCCACTATTTATTAGTGGTGGACCATTTCGGTAACGCTCCGAACTGAATTTCTGCGTGCAAGGCAGACGACCACACTATGCAGTCCCATGGCCCAATAAAGGAATAATTATGAAAACTATAACACAAACTTGTAAAGAATGTAAAGAAATTTTTCAAGCTCAATTACGTGAAGTAAATAGGGGCAATGGAAAATATTGTTCCTTAAAATGTTCAAGAATTGGCGTTGCTAAAACTCACTTAGCGCGTACTGCTGAAATTAATAAACCTAATGTTGAATGTGCTCACTGCCATAAAATGTTTTATAAAAAGGTATCTAATAGAAACAAATCTAAGTCTGGATTGTATTTTTGTTGTAGAGAGCATAAAGATATCTCTCAAAGAATAGGAGGTATAAAAGAAATACAGCCGCCTCATTATTCTTTAGGTAAACATTGTTACCGCGATATTGCATTTCGTAATTATCAACATCAATGTGCAAAATGTTTTTACTCAAAAATTCCAGAAATTTTAGAAGTTCATCACGTTGATAGAAACAGAGAAAATAATTCTATTGAAAATTTAATAATTCTATGCTCTAGATGTCATGATGAAGAACATTTTTTAACTAAAACTGGTAAATGGGGTCAGAAAGAAACATTTACCAGTTGAGCTATATCCCCATATTTTTTATTTAGTCAAACATTGTACTGCAAATATATCTTCGTCTGGATTTGCTGCAAGAACCTTACAGACATAATTGTTTATTATGTTCTTTTCTACGTATTCTACTTTTTTAGAGTTAGCATAAGCTGCTGATCCAGCTAGCAAACAAGCAACTAAAATAACTACTGTCCATAACTTTTTTTTTGATTTTGGTTCTTGAGCCGTTTTATTTTTTACCATGACTACTCTCCTTAAATTAAGTAGTCATGTTAATTTGGTAAAGCAGGTAAATTTGGTAAATCAGGTAATTTGCTATTTTCTTGTTTTTGACAATTTTTTTCTACACCAACAACCCTCTGAGAGATAATTTTATATGTTCCGTCTGGCTTGTATTCAACTTCATTGCAGACATTTAAACAATTTATTATTAAACAGATGATTGTTGTAGTTGGCACTTCATTTCTTTCACAAAAAAAACACGTTTTTATTAGGAACGTGTAAACCTACTGTTATCGTACGTCTAACAGCAAATATCATTATTTGGTAAATGACCAAGGTTAACGACAGACCTTTTGGAGCGGGTGATCGGATTTGAACCGACAACAAACAGTTTGGAAAACTGTGACTCTACCGTTGAGCTACACCCGCATTTTATTACTTAGCGTTTTTCCAAATTTCTTCTATTTCACGAAGAATTTGCTTATTAAATGAAACACTAGTTACAGTACCTGTACTGGTTGATACGTCAGTTGACGTTTCAGTTTGATCTTCTACAACCACTTCGCTTCCTGTTTCTGTTGAAGTTTCAGTCATGGTTGTTTGATCAACAGTTGGATCGTTCACGCAACCAGCAAAAAACGCTAGAGCACTTGCTACTGCAATTACAATTACACTTCTCATTACATTTATCCTTTGTCGTTATTCGACAGCTATAATGTCCTCAGTTTTCATAAGGACTTTTAGTACGTCATCCAATGACGGCGAGGATGTTTCTTCTACAGACACGGTTGATTCACAATAATTTATCTCTTCGTTTTGATCGCTGTTATTGAAGTTACTAACACAAGCCGTACAAATTACTGACAATACAAAAATAATATTTTTCATAGTTTACTCGATAATTTTATCTACAAGACCATACTTCAAACAAGTTTTTGAATCTAGATATATATCTCGTTTTAAAATTTCTTTCAAAATATTTTTTGGAATTTTTGTATATTTTGTATAAATTTCATTTATTGCATCCATCATAATATTACAATTATGCATATCATCTTTCATTTCTTCAAACTTACCCCACATACCACCAGACAATTGATGAATTAGCATAAAAGAATGTTTTGTTATAAACCTTTGTTTAGCAACAACACTCATTAGTGTAGCTGCACTTGCAGCTGAACCTTCTACTATTGAATAGACTGGAAATTGTTCTTTGCTTAAGAGATCAAGTGTTGCAAAACAATCAAGTAGACTACCGCCATTACTATTAATATGTAAATTAATATTTGGATTAAAGTCTGGATAATTATATCCGCATTTGATTACTTGAAATTCTGATCTAAGTGAATGAATTTTTTTATTTAAATCTAAAATAGATTTTTTAGAAACTGATGTGTAAAAAAAGATATCATTACTGTTTTCTTCTAGATCATTTGATTCGTCACTTTCTTCGTCTAATTTAATTGGTTGCACATTTAATTGAAATTTATTCATGTGTCACCATTATTTCTTAGTTTTCTTTGAATTAGTTTTTTGTTTTTCTTTTGGTGAATCATCAGCTACAACTAGCCTACTTTTTACAACATACAGCGTGCCACCGGCACCGCAACGCTTAACTTTGACTTGTAGAGTACCAGAAGAATCACCCAGCAGCAAGGCTTTTTTTAGGGAGGATGCCTCTTCGTAAGAAGAAAAATAACGTTCGTTTTTCCATGGATTACCAGTTAGTTGGTGCATGTTGTCTCCTTTGACGCTCTAGAAACATTTATACATCAAATTTTATTCTTTGTCAAGCTCAATATTTTCTGTTGGCTCTGTTTGACATATACAATAATTTCTAGAAAGCTCTTCAACTAATTTCCTAGGATAACATTTTTGCCTACAATCTGTTAAATGTTGCTGTATTTTATCTGAGTCTTTTTTAATTATAAAAGCTATTCCAGTAAAAACTAGAATAGCTAATAATATAACAATTGTATTTTTTATTCGGTCACTCATGCCCTTTCCACCTCAATATAAATAGTCAGATTAGCGAAAAGGAACAGAGCAAGAAAATTAAGCAACCGGAAGTGATTGTTCTAATAATTTTTTAGCAACTTCAGAATATGCCATACGTTGTTCTAAGTGTAGTTTTGCTTCGCCATTAACTCGACGTGTTATTTCACTTAAATTCCAAGCGTCAGCTAGAGGTAACAGTCCACGGTCTTTAAAATATTGACAAGCAACTTTAACTGCTACTTCTGGTGTAGCTGCTAGTTCTGGGTTGGCTATTAAATCAATTCCAAGTTTTTTACTATAATCTGCATAATTTGCACGACCAGTTAATTGTAAAATTCCACGTCCAATAAATTTTGGACCATCACCTTTTTGGTTATTTCCTAAATTTTTTCTACCTTCATATAGTGTTCCAGTAGGTTCATTTGGATCTTTTACATTTCTTTTATTCCATTTACTTGGTAATTCTACATCATATTTTAATTCACCAGATTCAACTGCTACTTGTCCAAGAAAAGCAGCCATTCTTTTTGGTGTATCAATAGAATATTGTGGCCATACTTCATTAAATGCTTTAGTATAAAGTTTAATTTTATCTGGTTTGCAGTTTTTAAATATTTTTTTTAATTGTTCTTCTGTTATAAGCATTTTTTCTCCTATACTCCCGTTGCACCAGTAAGTATGCTTTTTGCTAAATTAGATAATTCTATTCTTTCCTTCAATGCACGTTCTCCACCATTAATTGCTATTGATATAGAAACTATATCCCAATTATCTGCGTATGTTAGCATTTTTTGAGATCTTCCGTTGAGTCCCCAAACTTCACACGAAGCAAGAATTGAAACTCTTAAATCACTTGCTACTAGATCTGGGTTAGTTACTATGTCTATGTTTTTATCAATTTTTTGCAAAAGATTATTTACTTTTGTATAATTATCCCTTCCAGTTATTTGAAGTAATCCTCTGCCTTTATATTTAGGGCCATCACCAGGTTCTGTATTTCCTAGTCCTTTTTCTCTACCTTCATATAAAGTTCCAACTGGTTCGCTTGGGTCATTTATATTTTTTTTATTATATTTACTTGGCAACTCTGTAAGATATTTAAATCTAGATTCTGCGCCAGCTTGTCCTATAAACGCTGCAACCCTAAATGGGGTATTTATACCATATAGTGGTAAAATTGCATTTAAAGACTCAGTATAAAAACTTATTGTTTGTGAAGATAATTCTGGAAACATTTTTTTAAATTGTTTTTCTGTTATTAATTTATTATTGTTTGCTGACGCTGATTTAAATATCGCATCAATACCAGCTCCCAAAAAAGCTCTAGCAGTATTAACCGCACCAACAACACCAGAAAGAGTCTGGCTCATAGGATTAGCTTGTTGACCAACAACATTTAAAATTCTTCCACCAGTAAAATTTGATAAGTTTTCAAAAGTAACTTCTACTATTGCTCCTACTTGTATATCTTGAAAAGCTGGAAACAATGGATCATATACAAAATCTGGATATATGTCTATTATTTTTACATCATTTTCATTAGTATCAAAACTTGAAGGTATTGGAAGTGTTAAATGAACTTCTGGTATTCTAACTTTACATTTAATAACATCGTTACCTAATAACCTTCCAAGAAAAGATACTGAGTCTGTGCTTTCTTTATCGGCAGTAATTTTTTGCACCCTTAATACTTGTCCTTTAAAATTATCTATACCTTCTAATGTATTATTTTTATATAATATATTTTGAGCTGCGTATGCAATAACTCCATTAATTGTTGTTGTTTTTCTATCTAATGTTGGCCCTAATTTATCTATAGATGAATAATTTTGTCTTCTTTCAAAATCACCAATAGGTATTGGTTTAGGAGGTATAATTGGAACAGAAGAAATAGGTGGATTTCCAAACTGAGGCTGTACGCCAGGACTTATCACTGATGTAGCTTGAATTGTATTTTTTTTTGGATCATCAACTGGTTTAGCAATTTCCGCTTCAAATAATTGTAAAAATTTTGCTGGTGCTTCAATGTGAATCCAATCAGTTAATTCAGCTTTTCCTCCTTTTTCAATAACTTGCTTTCCGAAGACTGGTTGGTTTTCGCCTAATTTTTTATTTTTTCCTCCCCATTGTGAGGGATTATATGTCATTCTTATTCTTGATGCTACACTTTCAAAACGTTCAAGATTAGGATGTACAGATGGATCAATTAAACCAATATATGAATATTCGTCTGATATTTCATCTCTTATATCTTGTCCTCCTCCTGAAAAACCAAGGACTTTTATATCGGATATTTCTATATTATATTGTTTTGCTGTATTTTGTCCTATAGAGATACATTCCTTAATTGAAGGAGTCATTCCATGATTTTTATAAATTATTATAACTTTTTGTTTTAAAGAAGCTGGTGTGAATTTTTCCATTCCAACTTTATCAGCGTTAGCGACAGAAGTGACACCACTAACAAAAATAACAAGTGGTATTTTTGAAAATGTATTTTCTGGAAATGTAATTATTACATTATTTTTTATTTCTTTTTTAAATGCCATCTTCTTGTTTTTTACTTATAAGATTTTCTACTGTTTTATATTTTCTTGATAAAATAAAAGCTCTTGACATATCAATTCCAAGAAATCTACTAAGCTCTCCTTGGTCTTCTGATATAGATACTCCAAATTTTAGTACTGATTCTTTAATAATATTGTCTAACATTCTCCAAATGGGAAACCCAGAAACAACTGTTCCAAGGGATCTATATGCAACTTCTAATTTAAGAGCAATAATATCTTCTAATGATATTTGACCTAATAATAGTTCAAAATAATCATTACTTTTATTTTCTTCTCTTAATTTTTTAGAGATAGAATATGGTTTAAATTTTTTATATTTTCTTCGTGTCATTATAGATTCCTAGTAGTGCATACCCAGCAATATCTTTCCAAGGGCTTTCTCCAAAGGCATCTTTTTTTGTAGCTATACGAAATAATTTATCAATTACTCTAATAATAGCAAGAGCGTCCGTATACTGTTCTGGTTTAATACCTTCAGGATATAGGACGCTCAAGATTTTATGACATTCTGAAAAAGAATTGCCATATGCAGCATTTTTTTCGTCTACTAATTTACCAATTTCTTTAGCTAATTTTTCATATTTGTTTGAATTTTCCATGGTCAGACTATAGCATGGACTCTATATTTTTTAAACCTGCTTCTTTTTTTTACTGGCCTTAACTTCGTCTTGAACTTCTTGTACTGTGTCTTCAACTACATCTTCTTGTTTTTGTTCTACAGTTTCTTCTTTTATTACTATTGGTTCTTCTTTTACTATTAACTTTTTTTGAACTTCTTGCTTTACTTCTACTGGTTTTTCAGTAACTGCTACTGGTTCGGCAATTAGTTTATTAAGCATTTCTATTCTTGCAAATTTTTTACGTTTATGAGCGTTCATATGATATTCCTTTCTTATTTTATAATTCCGGAGCTGGTTCTTCTAATGAGCCTTCTTCGCCACCAGCAGTTGGTTCTTCAGCTGGAACCCCAGCTGCTGCTTCTCCGGAAGAAGCATTTAATTCGCCTTCTTTTCTGCTCTTTTCATCTTCGTATTCGGCAGTTGTTGGCTCAGGAACAGAAATTTGAAGTTCGTCTTCAAACTTGTCAAAATATAATTTAAGGTTCGTTATAAGATAATCGTAAAATAAATTACGGTCTTCTTCGTTGGCTAATAATGAATATGCTTCACGAATTTGTTTTTCTACACGTTTAAATGATTGTAGAGCAATATTACGACCAGTTTCATCTTCGCCTTCAATTGGTACGAATTTTTCTTCTGGCTTTTCTGATTTTACTTCTTTCTCTTTTGATACTTCTTCTTTTTCTTTACGATCAGCTTTAAGAGGGATAAATTGTGGATCTTTCTCGGCATCACTAATTTTTACATTTACGCCTTCTTCATCTCCTTCCTCTTTTAATTCAACTGGAGCGGAAGTTGGTTCTTCGGCAGATTGCTGTTCTGGCTTACCAGCAAAACCACCGGCTTTAAACATAAGAGCAACAGGAGAAAGTAAGTTTTGAACGCTTTTTATAATATGCGCCCTAAATGATTTTCTTTGTTGGACATCAGTTCCTAATTTTTTATAATATGATTTTAATATAGGAACAACTGTTTCTAATAGATCAGCAAGGACGTTGATGCCGGTAGACTCATGAGAAATAACATCATCAGATTCTTTAATAATTTGACGAATCATTTTTCTTAGTTTATATTCATTTAAAAAATTTTCTTTTAATTCTTGTTTTTGTTTTTTCTTTTCTAATCTAAGAAAATTTTTTATGTGTTCTCTTAATAAATTAATTTCGTTCATTTTTTTTCCTCTTGTTTTTTCTTAATTAGTGGTCCACTATATCCAACGGCACTAGCTGCTACACTCATCTCTTCTAGTTCTTCTTCTTTTACATGTTTAAAATATTGTACTTGTTTCTCTCGTTTTTTTGCACCGCTTCTGCTGCGGTAACATCCTAAATTTCTACCGCTTTTAGCGACCAGACAAAATTTATTACCACGTTTTTTTATTGTTTCTTGTAATATTTCTGTTATAATATTATCTATGCTGTTCATTTTTTTGTATCAACATATACCGTATAAGGTTTATTAGATGGAATAGACAACGGACCAGGAATAGTTACAATTTTTATTTTATTGTTTACTGTGGTGGATTGATTAGTATCAACTATAAATTCTCTTGGCATTTACTTTATCCTTGGGTAAATCTTTTTAGTAATTCTTCATAAACTTCAGTTTCGTGTTGATTCATTCTATCTTTTAATAATCTATCTTTTTTTTGAAATAATTGTTCATAAGGCATAGAATCTTCTTTTTTTGTTTCTTCTTTTGTATCTTTAACAACAACTTTTTTTGATTCGCTCATAACAATTTTATCCTTTTCTTTTGTTCTTTCTAATTTTTTGCCATCACACCAATCACGGAAAATCATATTTCCTCGCTCAAAAGCTTCACGTTCCATTTCACGAAGTCCTTCGTCATGCGAAGCATAAGCTGGATCGCTAGCTGTCTTACTTAAATCTAACCGCTCTGTATCACCTCTACAGTTTTGTTCATGATGAACAAGCTCATGCGCTAACGATCTTAAAACATCCTTTGGGTGTCTCTCTGCTGTATACAAAAATATTTGTTCAGAATGTGGATCATAAAATCCTGTTTTCCCAAATATATCATCAGCATTTTCTAAATCTTCTTTTAAAAATATTTTTGGTTTTCTATCTATCTTGCGGAGATGCTCACAAGCATAATTATATAATTCTTTTATATATTTTTTTAGCTCATCTTTAGATATTTGTTCTGTTAACAAAAACATATATTTTTCCAATAAAAAAACTACTTATACCTTTTAGCATAAGTAGTTTCAAAAAATATTAAATGTAAATTTTAATAAATATCTATTATTAGAACTGTTTCATCTTCTTTTTTTATTTCTTGCTGTTTTTGCAGCCAAAGCTGATATTCATAGCTGTTGTCTGGTAGTTCTAATTGGATTTCTGCTAACTCTGAATCTTTATTTTTCATGTTAATTCCTCCAAAAAAATACCGCCTATAATATCTAGGCGGCAAAAAAATGAAAGGAATTAAGCTCTCGGCATAATAGAGTAAAATTTATCTATTCCAAATTTTTCTATAAATTCTTCAAACTGATCAGGATAATCTTTAAGAATATATAATATAACTTGCAATTGCTTTTGTTTGCTTGCTTTATGCATTAGATATGGAATACTATCCATAAAATTTTGTGATAACGGTGGTTTTTGAGACATATCTATCCGATTTAAAAAGTATAAAATTGAAAGTCTATTTTTTCATCAACAAGCCGTTGCCAAACTTTTAATGTTCTATGACAATCAACCAGAGCGGTATGTGTTCTTCCATCAGAAGAAATTTTATAATGTTCACACAATTTATCCATTGAAGTGCTTTTTATAACTTTTCTTTCAACAAGAGTTTGTGCCATTCTTTTTGTATCTATGTAATTTGGAAATTTTGGCGGAAGATAATTTAGATTAACAAATGATTGTTTTATAAACCTTAAATCAAAATTAAGATTCTGACCAAGCATTAGATCACAGCTTTCAATAGCAAGACGTATTTGTGATACACACTTAGAAAACGGCACAGAACCACGCCATTTATCTTTTGTATATCCATTTATACGCAACGCTTCAGGGCTAGCAGATTCAATTCTTTGAGGAGCGATAAGAAATTCACGCTCTTCAAGAATTTTTATTGAATTATCTGCTTCGCTTAAATTAACGATTATATATCCTAATTGAATTATTTCATGTTTTAGGATATCAAGCCCTGTTGTCTCTGTGTCTAATACTATTATTTTCATCTATTTAACCAAAATTTCCAACTTGGATGTAAGTAGTTTTCATTATAAAAACCCTTTATTTCATTTACAAAAGGCAGACTATGCGGCTTTTTTGGCTGCTTTAGCAGCTTAAAACCAACATCCTTAAGAGTCTTGTCAGCCTTTTTTTGATTACAAGATTCGCAACAAACTACAACATTATCCCATGTTGTTTTACCGCCATAAACTTTTGGATTGATATGATCAAGGGTAAAATTATTTATATTAATCTGCTTTGCACAATATTGACAAGTACCCTCATCACGCAACCAAACATTTTTTCTTGAGAATCTAACAGAGTTAATTTTTTTACCTCTTGTTGTTTTCATAACAACAACAGATGGAATCTTTAATGAAAAAGATGTAGAATGAACTTCTGTATCATACTCCTCAAGAGGGATGATTTTATTTAAGAACAATAGACTAATTGCCTTCTGCCATGAAATAGTGCCAATCGGCTCATAATTAGAGCCTAAAGTTAAGACCCGCATATTCAACTCCTTGCCAATTATCATAGCATCAGCGATCCTCTACGTCAACAGCTTATTCACTAACTTTGGGTATAAACTCTTCATTAACATGTCCACATTTGGCGCAGCCAAAAGTTTGGACGGGAAAATTAACTTCACGACCATTAGGTGACATAAGAGCAGAAACTTTTTTTAGCATAAAAACGGGGCTAAAAAATAAATTACCGCAACCATCACATTTGTAATCAGTTGCGGAAGCAACCGCTTGCTTAGAAAGTCTTGGGGGTGAATCAGATAAATCCATATTAAAACTCCTTTGTTTTATCTATATTAGAACAATTTAGTACAAAATTTAAGGATTTTTAAATTTAACAACAAAATATTCATAATATATAGTCGGCAACAAGGGAGACAACCATATGCCAACAAAAATTTGCACAGCATGTAATATAGAAAAAAGTATAGAAGAATTTCATAGAGTAGAAAAAGGTTCAGAAAAAAGAAGAGCGCAATGCGTTGAATGCAAGAGCAGCAAGTGGAAAACATATTACAGCAACGAAGAAAATAAAATTCATCACCTAAAAACAAAAAAAAGTTATCGGGAAAAAACCCGAAACTCAGAAACGCATATAATTATGCGTCTTATTGACCAGTCAAAAAAACGTGCAAAGGAAAAAGGATTCCAGCATACAATAACACAAACAGATATCCAGTTACCAAAACACTGCCCAGTATTAGGCTTAAAATTAGTCGCAAACAAGGGCGAAGTATCCAGCAATTCATATTCGCTTGATCGCGTCAGATCAGATGGCGGATACACACCAGATAATATACAGGTTCTATCTTTTAGAGCAAACTCCCTAAAAGGCGATGGAACATGCGAAGAGCATCTAAAGATAGCAAGTTATATAAATAAGGAAGAAAACCCGTTTAAACGGCTCGTAAACGCGTTTAAAGCGTTTATCTTGATGCTCTAGGGTCAATCACCTAATACGCGATTAAAAAGGGTGTCAGCTTCTTTACGCAAGATTTTATAGATCTTGTCGGTGGATTCAAAATTATCCTCCATGAATTTGTCACCCTTTCCCTTCATGCTCTTAAAAGTAGGAACAAGCTCTTTGCTATAATAAGCTTTGTTAACCGAATCACCAACTTCGGGATGACCAACAGGAACATCGCAATCATCCACTTTTGTTGCTGTCCGATGATCAGGAGGAAGATCCATTTGCGTTACAATATTTGGATCGTTTCCCTTCATATCCTCTGCGGAAGGTTTTTCAAAGGTTGGTGTTCCATCTTTGTTAAAATGGGTTGTCACCTTGCCCTTCTCTTTTGAATCAAAGCTTTTCCACATACCAGCCGCCGAATTGGAGACAGAGAAGCGATCTGGCATAACAGGACGACCTTTTAGAGAAGCATATGCAAGACCTAATTTATACAGCAATTTACCATAACCACGTCCAACATACTTTTCATGCATAGCAGATGATGACATGTTGATTGCATTAAAACAGGGTTGCTTAACCCAGCTATCTTCAGAAAGAGTTATTGCACCAGCAAGAAGTGGTTGTGGATAATTTGCAGCATTCACAAACCGCATCTCGTCACCAACGATAATACGGTTTGGAATCTTGCCACCCGGTGGTATTTTAAAGTAGCCGCGTTTCTTATCTAAGATAGCGGAAAAAGTATTTAAATCGACAAGAAAGAAGCGACTCTCATCACTTGTATCAACAAGAAGCGCAAGATTCTCTGTTTGAACAGGTTTTTTCTTGGCTTCGTTTAATTTTATCCTAATTTTGATCATGCTATAAATAGAACAACACCACAAGAAACTCCAGAAATTTTATCCGGAAATTTTTGTGGGGTTGTATATTTTGGGGAAGGGTGGGTGTTGTTCTATTATTCTTCGTTAACGGTATCAGAATCACCAGCACTTTTTGAATGAGCGCTGCTTAGATATTTATATATACTTTCTAGTTGATCAGATAATTCTTTTATTTTTGCTAATGTGTCTTTTTTAGCTCTTTCGTTTTTTACATATACTTCAATTACCGAACCAATTTCTGCTCGTAGATCCGCAGCAACATTTGCAATATTAAATATTGTTTGTGTAAAGCGTGGTAATGGACCTGGTGCATACCTTCTAGTATCTTGATCATAATTTGTGTAACCACCACCCATGAATTTGACATCATGCACTTCTTCTAGCTGTTCTACGATTAACTTGCGTAGGTATTCTTTTGTTATTTTCATGTTATAATCCCTTTTGTAAAATTCTTTTAACTGCACCTGTTACAAGATCAACTCCTCCATCATTTGCTTGTATCTTTTTTGTAACCTTTATCAAAACTCGCGCAATGGATTCTGGGTCATTTTTATGAGCAGCATCAAGATGTTTCATTGCGTCACGAACGTCATCCGCTGTTAAATTTTTTGCTAATTCGGGTGCTGATTTAACCGCACCAGCAACAGATGTAACTGCATTAGAAACTTGTCCAGCTGCATCGCTAGCAGCATTAACAGCAGAATGGAACACATCAGCAAATGGATTACCAGCCATTGTTGCTTTGCCTTTTGCAACAGAAATAGCATCAGATAGAACTCGATTTACCAATTCACTTGTTGTGGCATCTAGTTTTTTATTAGTTGTAATCATGTCAACAAGTTTGTTTGCAATGTTTGCATCAATACCGCTTGTTTGTTGGAATGAGGTATCTTTTAATACATCTATAACCGCTTTTGCATCACCTGTTAAATTTGCAACATCGCCACCAACTTGACGAACGGCAACCTCTGCATGGGCAGATGAAATACCGTATTTCCAGACAAGATAGGCAAACGCAGCAACCGATATAATTTTTAGTAAATCTTTTATTAAACCGTATGCAGTTGGGTGACTCTTTTTAAAAGCGGAGATAAATGAGTCAATCTTCTTGCAGAATTCAATTGCTTTACGACCAGCGGATTTAGCTAGTGAAAGAGCTTTTGAGAGCATCCCTTTTACTTTTTCTACAACTGCACCTTTTATTTTTGAGAAGGTTCCCGATATGCCACCAAGTGCTTCATTAAGAACTTCTGGTGATTGGGATTCAAGCCATCTTAGGTCGTTGTTAATTGACTCAGAGAGGACTTGAACGTATTCCCTAGTTGATATATTTTTTGCGTTGTGTTCGGTGATCAGTTGTGATAGGGTAACTGTGCTGCCTTCTGAAAGTGGGATTTTTGTTGTATCTGTTTCTTTTATGAAAGTTCTCCACTCTTTCATAATTTTTTTCATGTTTGTTGACATTTATATAGCTCCTTTGTGTTTCTATAAATAGTATCTCGTAAATAAGAAATCTAGAAAAATGGCCCGTAGTTTAAAAATGCCCTAGCTCTTGTTTTTGAAAAAAATCTTTTTATCAAGCGAATAGTTTTCCGGTATTTTTTTATTCTATATTGACAAGGGGGGAAGGGGGAGGAGGGGGTGGCAGCTTTCAAACTTTTTTGAAAGTTCAAAAACAAAAAACAAAAACAAACAAAAACTTTTGTTCCAGCCGAAAACTTTTTAGTTTGACAAAAGAAAAAACCCGCGCTAGGCGGGTTCCTTCCTTAGAGGTTAGCTGTTGGATCAACGCGAGGCGGTCGATCCCCGCGTGACGGTCCCCATTCCATTCGTTCCTTTATCTTTGATAGGTCTTCATTCCTCTTGTCTGCAATCGCTTGTAGGTTCTCCCGCTTGTATCCCCAACAAACAACCCCGTCCACCTTATCTCCCACCATACTGATTAGTGCATATTGATTATACTCACCATCAGTCTTGAAACCAAGGGTGCCTGCCTCTTGCCTATCTACTACATTATAACGTGCCATGTTAACCTCCAAAGGTAAGAATGAATGCGGTGATAACGGAACCGCTCAAAGCTCCAAGTGCAAGGGAATAAAGAACAAGCTGGCGAACTTCCCGATCATTGTGCGTATAGGTGATCATGTTCCCTCCAAGATCATCCGACGTGCAGTTAGACGAACCCGCTTGACAGCAACCCGCTTGCTGAACCGCTTCATCTTTCGGGATGAATCACACCAGAAGAACTTACCAGTCATAATCGGCCTCCGCACGAATGTCGTCAGCATAATCCTTACGCAGCTTCACCGCAATTTCGTAGTGTTCAAAAACCTGATGCCAATCAGCCAGTTCGTGGTTCTTCACTTCGGTCATAAAGTCACCAAACTCCTCACACTCAACAATCCAATCCCATCCCTTGGTGTAGTTCTTGCGAGCGTGCTGCTGGAGGGCATCAAACATTTCCTGATGGGTCATCTTGTCTCTCGCTTGTTGGTGTCGGTCAGTTCCGACTCAACGGTTATCTCATGGATGGCTGCGGAGTGCAACAAAAAAAGAGCAGGTCGATTGTTGTTTTTTTCTCTTGACACCGGGAAAAGGAGATGATATACTGAACGAGCCGCCGCAGCGCGGCGGCCAGATTTTACCACAAGCGGTTTCTGCTGTCAAGAGAAAAAAGCATCAAGGGTTGGCGATGTTTGACGCAGTGCAATGGGGATTGCAAGCCATTGTTCCGACCTACAATCCCCATTGTTGCAATATGTTACTCCTTACGGCGATTGGCGTTCATCGCCTCACGACGCTCCCACAGATCACGCGCAAGCTCGCGGTCCACATCATGCCCACGCGAGAACGCGAGGATCATGTCAAACGCCTGAGAGGTAACAGAATCGCCACCTTCGGTCTTAGGAGCGGGCATCGAACCAGCGGGCCAGCTTCCACCATCACGACCCTTGCGAGTCTCCAGAACGCCCGTATCATGGGCGAACTTGATAAGGGAAGCGTTGTACTTCCCAACGTGCTGCATCACACCGCGAGGACAACCGCTGTTGTTGGCGGTGTTATACTGGCGAACGAACTCCACCAGAGCGTCGATCTGAGCCACGTCGATCTGCACCTTGTCACCCATAACAGCATCCACCTTTCATGGAGGCGATCCATTCGCCTCACCGCAGCAGCATCACCGGCTGCCGACTCACCTTTTATCTCACACCAGCAGGAAGAGTGCAACCTTTTTTTTGCTCTATCGGCAGAGTGCAGTTGCAATCCAGTTGCACTTGCAAGGCGATTGTAGTTGTCACCAGGTCCCAAGTGCAACTGGATTGCAACTGCACTTCTCTGCCGGTGCGTGTTCTTTTTTTGTTGACACCGGGAAACAGGTGTGGTATACTGAACGCGCCGCCGCGCTGCGGCGGCTCGGGCATTATAGCATATGCCCGAAACCGCGTCAAGCGTTTTTTTCAATCCTCGTAGTTGTCCCAATACTCGGTGCGAGTAAGTGGCGCACCGTTTGCATATTCGTCCTCCATCTCCGCGATCCGCTGTTGCTCCCATTCGTCGCAGTCGATGCAGAGGTTCAAAACGTTGTTGGACTGATAACCCTTGTGGAGTTCAGACTTGCAGCTTTCGCACTCGAAGGTTTCCATCTTGTTCTCCCTTTCGGCACCGTGCCGATGATCCTTTGTATCGCAGAGCGGATCGCTTGTCCAGCTTTTTTTCTAGAACGGACCAACAATATCTTTGATCGCAGAGTAGACAACAGCACCTGCAAGGCCGATTGCCGTCATGCCACCAACAAACAGAACGCAGTAGATGATCGTCATTGTTTCCTCAGTGGTCAAGAGTATACAGCGCGGCAGCAGTGATTGCAACAACAATGATGGTGGAGAAAAGGATATTCAGGATTCGGTCGCTCATGTGTGGCCTCCGTTGTTGATGATGTAGTTATACACGACGGGGTTGGAGCGGTCAACTTTTTCTTTTGTTCTATCCGCAGGATTGACGCGCTGCGTCTGGTGGAACAGGAAAAGGTGGTGGTGGTTGTTCTTTTTTTGTTGACACCGCTTGCTGGTTATGGTATACTGGGCAAGCCGCCAGCCAGCCGCCCGCTTGCGGGCGGCTCGATTATAGCATAATCGAGAAACCCTGTCAACATGAAAAAGAGCGTGAGCGTTTTTTTCTGGAACGCTCAAAACCAGATACTCTAGCGTGCGAGAGTATGCGTCACATTCCTGACATGAGCGTCAACCATTCGCATCATTCGACCGCTGCGGATCGTACCCTCGGAGCCGTTGTCGTTGACATAAACATAAACCTTTTTCTGGCGCTTCGCCCATTCGCGGATTGCCTTGACGGTCTGAAACTCATACAGCTTGCCACTCTTTTGAGCGGCGGTGGAACCCTTCGAACGGATAATGCGTTGTGCGATAATCATCTTTTCCTCTTTTCTGTCGGCGCACCGTGCGCCGAAACTTTGTATACACTACAGGTTTTTTTGTGGAGAGTCAAGCGAAAGAGCGGGGGTTTTTTCTTGGGAACCCCCGAAACCCTTTCGCCTACTCGCCCTTACGACGATTGGCGTTAAGGGCTTCCCGCTCATCCCAAAGGTCGCGGGCAAGCGAAGGGTCGATATTCTCACCGCGACTGAAGGCAAGGATCATATCGAAAGCGCGAGCGGTTACACTAGGCGTGGAATCCTCAGTCTGGGGAACCTCACCGAACGGGAAAACGCCCCCCGTCTTTCCCTTCGTCTTTTCGACCATGCGGGTTTCCACCGAATAAGCCAGCTCTGCGGGAGTGAACCCAAGAGCATGAACAATATGCCCAGAGGGGCAACCGCGACCATTCACCTTGACGTACTCCCGAACTGCAAGAGAAAGAGCCACAACGCGATCACCGTTCACAGTAGCCTTCGCCATTCGCCTATCCTACCTTTCGCGCTTTCGCGCCTTTCGTTTTGTGGCTTGCGGGAACCATTCCCGCTCACCGTCTTACCCACTCTTTATACCGTGGAACCCGTCCCGCTGTCCAGTCTTTTTTTCGACCCCTTGCTTTTTTCCTACCGTGCCGCGTCACCCGTTCACCGCGTCACCATTGTCTTTTCTCATATCCCGCCGGGGATTGCAAGCGGTTTTTTTTGGGCAGATCCAGGAATCGCTTTCTGCCTTATTCCCAATCCCATTCGGCGGCTGGCAAAATGCCATTTAGATCATCGCCATAAACATATTTGAGCAAATGGGGCTGAATCTCATTCACCGAAACCGATCCGATCTCATTCTCGAAACCGTTTACAAGTGCTGTCCGAATATCGCTTCGGTGCTTATTGTCAATAAAATAATATTCCCATCCATTCTTTAGAATGGCATATCCGTGGACAGTTATCCGCTGATTGCCATTCCGCATAATGCGAGACATATCTCTACTCCTTTGTGGATATTCTTTTTTTGTTTCTCTCTTGCTAGTTTATAGCAGACTGTCCATGATGATCTGGATTGAATCGGTTATTGAAAAAGACGATTGCGTCATCCAGCTTTGTGATATGATTGAAGAATAGGGTATTGAATATATCATCTGACGTATAACTTTCAACCAGTTCATCCCATCCTTCATTGTAGAATAAGCGCCCATATTCCATTAGTGCAGGAATCAAATCCTCTATCTCTATTTCCATTCTGTACTTATCGTCAATCTCCATTATTATTCCTCGCTGTTCTTTCCAGGAATATGGAGCATACCATACCACCGATACCCGCGCAATGGTTTATTATAGGTATATTGAATATATCGGCATATCCAGCCGCCCTTTTAACCTATTATACCCGTACTAATATAGTAGGGTACTACTATATAGGTATAATAGGTTAAAAGGGCGGCTAGGTTAACCTATTATACCTTATGTAATACATTGTTTGAGCACCCCCCACCCCGGTATTATATTACCCACGATGGGGGGATTAGGTTACCGCTTATCCCCTAATGGTGTTCCCGATCCCAACACCATTGGCAGAAAGGGGGATGGGGGATAAGTGGATCTGCCCTATCACCGCAGATCACACAACGCTTTATATTATCCACTGTTTACTCCTTATGGGAGAAATACTTTTTCTGCCCTTCGGTCAAAGCCTTATTACCATGGTAAGTTAACCCAATCTTGATTGTTCCCTCGATAGCATTAACGTCAGTTTCTGAACCGTTTTCATACCCCGCACGGATACGATCATCATCCGTTGTGAAGATACGGGAATGGGGCATATTAAGGTTTACAAGGTTATCGTGCTTTCCACCAAGGGACTGAGTGATACGGAAGTTTTCGGGCTTATTCCCAAACAGATCCATATTCACAGTCTTGGTATATGCATAAAAGATCATATGGGGAAGTGCCTTAGCGATATCACACCACTTGCGGTAATACTCCATATTGTAGAAATCACCTGAATCATGGATACGGACAGTATTCACTTTCCGCATACGCTTCAAATCAGCGATTGCATTATCCACGAAATCGCTTTGGAGGGACATGGTGAGATTAAAGATACGGGCATTAACCACATTAGAGAAACGGTACATACCCTGTTTCGCATAACAAGGATCACGACAAGCGAGAGCAGCGGGACAAGTATTATACTTTTTGCCATCCACCTGGAAATCATAATCAGCGGGGATACCGAAACCAACAATAGTGTAAACACCACCATTGTCCTTATTCAGCTTCTCATTACCGTTAGTCCACTTGAGGTAGAAAGGCTTTGCCATTATCGTTTCCTCCGTTGCGGTGATGGTCGCTTATACCCCGGCACGCTTCCGTTGTCACGCCTTTTTTTAAGCTAAACGGGCAAACCGCATTCCACAAAACGGTAGCCACGCTCTTGGAGGATAACACGCAAACTGTTTTGGTGGTTACTGGTAGTACAGGAATACCTATTCACATTCAAACGATAGGGATCTCCGATATTATCAGGAGTAACAAGGATGATAGTATTATAGGAATAGATGTGAACACCGTCAGTCCAGATGGACTTATTCTTTTCCTTGTTATCCCGAATGTTATTACGCCATGCCGTGAAAACCCGAATAGTGTTCTTCCGCATAACGATACCCTCCGTTGTGTGCCGTTGTTCGATGGTGTGAATATACACGACCGCACGCCCGCTGTCCACCCCATATTTAGGGCAAATGCAGGAACGGTGATAGGGATAAAGTTAAATGCTTTTGGGGCGGCTGGAAAACCCTTTATAGAAGCTCTTTAGGTGGTGCCTAATCTACTGGAGTTACGTTGCATACATCAACCCAACAATCATCCAGTTTCTCTAATGGCAGAAACCGCATATAGGCAATACCTGTTTTATTTCTCAATCTAAGAATAATCCCATATGCATATCTGTCATTCTTATCTGCACTCCAAGCACGAATACGGGTTCTTGCCATCTGCCCAATCTTTAATGTGCTCATGAGTGTATCCTAAAATCCCATGTACGATTGTTAAATGCAGCAGAGGGATATGTAACGTTATTACTTAGATTCCATAAATCATATCTTTCATCTGTTACACTATCACCGGGATGTACCTTTAGTATAAACAGGTAATATATTTCATTCTTTCGATTAACATCTTTTGGATGCCCAATGATAATCTGTCCAGCTACTGGCTTTATCATAGCTTATCCTAGCATATATCCAACTTGGAGTCAAGTAGATATTAGGAACATATAGGGAAAGGGGATTGCTATTATATCCCTATTCTCCCCAATCCCTATATGCTTATAACCCCTATTAACCCTTACGGTTTAGACGCCTCGCTCTACGCTTTTTACTTCCTAACTTCCTTCGACCTTTACGTGGGCGGTTCTTATGTGGATGTGGCATACGGGTATCACCTCCCTTCTATACTGGTATATAGGTATTGGGCATATTGCCAGCCGCCCGTAGGGCGGTAAACCAATTATACCGTTATCCTTAACCTTTTTTCCGCCCCAAAGGGGCGGCTGGTTACTTGTAAAACATTGTTTAGACCCCCCCTACCCTACTGGAATATTGGGGCTTATACTACATATGGTATAGGGTCTGGATTGAACATAGGGTTTAGGCTAATACCCCCACTACATATAGTGGACTACCC